GCTCTGCGCCCTCCCCCACTCGTTACGCAATCGAGATGGGACCCCATTGCGGTTGCCGAATGAATATTTATTGCGATCGCGCAACGCCAGCCCGCCAGCCCGTCCGCCAGCCCGTCCGCCCGCCAGCCCGTACCGTTGCGCGTACGCAATAGGGTACCCGCACCATGGTTGCACTATCGCACCATTGCACAATCGCACCATATGCCACGCCATGGCGCCATTGCGCTAGCGTCACAATCGGAAGTTGCTTCCGATACGCTAGCGCAATAGCGGGCTGGCCGGGTTGCGCTGGCCAGCCCGCCCGCCAGCCCGTCCGCAGTGTTGCCGAATTGTCGCACGGTTGCGCGGGCGTAAATGTTACGCGGACGGCATACCCTTTGCGGGCGTCCAGAGCGGCGTACAGGCCAGCCCGCATTGCGCGGCCAGTACCCTAGCGGGCTGGCGGCTGGACGCCGTGTACGGCGATTTCTCGCCACATGAGACAATCTCACGGCATGAGAAAACCCGGCATGGCCTTTGCGGGCGTCCAGAGCGGCGTACAGGCGGGCGGGCGGCTGGCCGCTAGTACCCTAGCGGGCTGGCCAGCCGCCCGCCTGTAAGCCCGCCGCACCCGCCCGCAACGGGCATAAAAAAACCCGCCCGCCTTCCGGTTGGGAAGGCGGGCGGGTTGGCCGGGTTGCGGCTGGCGGGCTGGCGGGCGGCTGCGCTCTGGCCAAGGCGGCTGCGCTGGCCGGGTTGCGGCTGCGCTCTGGCGGGCTGGCCGCTCTGGACGGGTTGGCCAGCCCGTCCAGAGCGGCCAGAGCGGCCAGAGCGGCCAAGCGGCGGACATGAAAAAACCCGCCCGCCTTGCGGCGGACGGGTTGGGAAGGCGGGCGGGCTGGACGGGCTTAGGCGTCCAGAACAACCCAAAGGCCAAGCAATGCCACAACGGCAACGCCCGCCAGCAACACGGCCAGCATATCAGCGCAACCCGTTGCGGGCGTTGTACGCCGCGCAATCGCGGCGGGCTTCCGCCAAGCTATCGCGGACAGTGACAAAGGCCAGCCAAGCGAAACACGCCAGCCAACCGGCCATGCTGGCCACAAGTACAGAAAAGAAACCGCAGCCGATAAGGCCATACTGCGAAACGTCCGCAGGGAAGCAATCAAGTATGAATTGAGCAAACACGGCAACACTCCAACAAAAGAGAAAAGAAAAGCCCGCCGCTCAATTGAGCGGCGGGCTTGTTAGACTACTTCCGCGCGGGCTTGGCCTTTCCGTTGGCCTTGCCAGCCGCCAGAGCGGCCGCAGCCGCAGCCGCCTTGGCAACCTTGGCCGCTTCCCGGTTGGCGTTGCGGACGTTGGCCGCTTCCGCCTTGGCCAGCGCAGCCGCTTCCGCTTCCGCCGCTTCCGCAGCCGCCAGAGCGTCCGCAGCCGCCTTGGCCGCGTCCGCCTTGGCCTTGGCCGTCACTTTGGCCGCAGCCGCCTTGGCCATGGCCGCAATGGGCTTCCCGGCAACCATGGCCGCAGCCGCCGCGCGGTTTGCTTCCGCAGCCGCAACCCGCTTGGCATCGTCCGCCGCAACCTGACGGGCAACACGCTCGCGGGCTTCCGCTTGGCGCTTGGCCTTGGCTTCCGCCGCGTCCAGCGCAGCCGCTTCCGCCGCGATGGCCGCAGCCGCTTCCGCGTCCGCAGCCGCCTTGGCGTCCGCCTTGGCCTTGGCGTCCGCAGCCGCCTTGGCCTTGGCCGTCACTTTGGCGGCTGGCGGGCTGGCCGCAGCCGCTTCCGTTGCGGCTGCGCTGGCGGACGTTCCGCGCACAACGTTCCAACCCAGCATTGCGAGTTGGAGCATTGCGCGTGCCATCCCAACGTCCACCATTTCGCACAACGTCAAACCGTTGGCGTCATACAACGTCCGCTCTTCGAGATCCTTTCCCAAGTGAAACGGTCCCGCCAGTGTCGCAATCGTAACAAGCGGACTGTCCGGGTTGGCCTTGGCCTTTTCCGGAATGACGGTAACGGTTGGCGCGGCGGGCGTTTCCTCTGGCCGCTTGTCCGCGCCTTTCTTGTTCTTGCCGCCAACCTTGGCGACAACGCCCGCGTTGGTTTCCGCTTCCGCCACATGCTTGCCGGTTGCGTTGGGCTTGCCGTCCGCCGCCGCGAGAGCGGCGGCGGCAATCGCGATTGCCGTTCCGGTTTCCGAACCATGGGCGCGTTCTAGCAGGATGGCCGTTGTAGGCGGAATGACGCCCGCCTTAACAAGCGCCTTCAATCGCGGATCACTGCGGCCAAGCTTGGCCAAATCGCCAACCCAACGCGTGCCGATGCCAAGCCGTTGCGCGATCGTTTCGTCCGTTTCTCCCATGGCGCGCAGCCGCAGGATATTCGCGCCGCGTTCCGCTGGCGAAAGCGGTTTGCCCGTGTTGCTCAATTCGAGATCATAGGACATTTCAACCGGAGAACGAATTTCACCGTTGGCCTGTACCGCTTCCGGAATGAACGTCACGCCGCGTATCGGACGGTTGGCCGCAGCCGCCTTGGCCTTGGCCTTTCCCTTGGCCGGGTTGGCCGCGAGATAACGGGCGTTTAGCCAATTGGCCGCGTCCAGCCTGCGATGGCCGGCAATGACGTACGCCACGTTGTCCACAATGCGGACGGTAATGGGCTTGTCCGCGATGAAACCGTTCGCGGCCATATTGTCCGCGAGTTGGGCGTCCGCCGCGTCCGTTTCGGGCGAGAAAGCATCGCGGACGTTGTAACCTGGAATGGTCCGGATCATGGCCGGATCAATACAGGGAAGGCCAGAAAGCATTGTGAAACCGGCAATGCTTTTGAAGCTATTTGTCGTCACTTGGTTTTACTCCTAATCGTTTCGCGTCCGGCAATTGCCTTGGCGGCGGGTTTTTTCCCGCAACACATAATCCCACAACGCTAGGTGTATGTCAAACCTTCAAACCGGCAACCGTTGGCGGAAGTCCGCCAAATATTGCGGCGGGCTGGCCGCTCTGGACGGGCTGGCAATCGGGCGGAAGTCACTTCCGATTGTTCCGGTTGCGAATTGCCGGAAGTGACTTCCGCCAACCGGCCAACCGGCCAACCGTCCAGCCCGTCCGCCAAGGCGGGCGGCTGGCCGCGTCCGCCAGCCCGTCCGCCCGCCCGCGTTGCGCGTCATACGGAAACCGCGCAGCCGCGTCACACGCTCGCACGCATACGCGAGCGCCCCCACTCCCCCACACGCACACACGCCCTCGCGGGCGTACGCACGCGCGCGTACGCGCGTAGGCGCATACGCGCACACCCTCGCGGATGTACGCGTTTGCACGCTCGCTCCCCCACCCTACGTCTGTGGGGGTGGGTACCCACTCCCCGGCTGTGGGGAGGGGTACCCACTATACGGCTGTGGGTCATGGTACCTGGCGTGGCCGGTCAGGCCATGCGCGCCCCCACCCTACGTCTGTGGGGGACGCGCCCTACCCTACGTCTGTGGGTCAGCGTACCCACGCTACGTCTGTGGGTCAGCGTACCCGCGCTACGTCTGTGGGCGTCTACGTCTGATCTCGGCGTCGATCTCGACCAGCCGAAGCTGGTCGTACTCGAGGTCGGATTGCGCGGTCGGCCCGGTCCCGTAGATGTGGAGCGGATTTTTCAACCACGCAACGATTGTGGATTTGGTGTCAAGCAGGTGTTCGACTTTCTGCTCGGCGATGTACCAACGCCACTCTCGGATGCGACTTTCGAAGTTGTCGATCATGGAAGTAACTTCCTTTTACCGACCGAAACGACGGATCATCAACTGGTCATGCACGGCACAGGCAATCGCCTCGATGTCGCGATAGACCTCGGCGACCGCCTTGACCCGCCGCTGGTGCTGGTCACGCGCCTCGCGCAGAACCGACTCCTGCTCGGTCTGAAAGTCCCGACCGTGCGGCGCGGTCATGTTCATGCAGGTGATCGCCTCACGCAGCGCGTCGAGCGCCGCCTGGTACGCACCCAAGAGATCGTCGCCAGATGCTCCGTTGATGTTCAGCACCGGCACGATCACTTCGCCTTGTTCGTAAGCCATAGTCGTGTTGCTCCTGTTGGTGTGTTGTCCCGCCGTCTTCGACAGGCTGATGCCACCCCGCGAGGTGGCATCCGTCTGTGGAAGTATACTTCAGTCTTCGTCGGCCCGTTCCAACGTGCTCCACCCGCCGTGGAATTGGTCGGGACAGGTATCAGGCAGCGTGGCGAGCAAATTCAGGATTGCCGTATTGCCGAGATGCTCGACCACGAGCCGTGCCGTGTGACGCCACGGTTCCGGCACGCTGTCGAACACTTGTTTGATCTCTGCTTGTGTGAGGAAGAGTGACGCCTCTTCCTCCGTCGCACCAACGACAAGCATCATATAGGTGGCCATGATTTTTTCCTTTGGAAGTAACTTCAGAAACGGTAGCGCCGAAACATCGCCTGATTGTCGTGGTGAAATTTCAGCATTTGCCGGTAGAAGCGGCGTCGAGCTTGACGCAGCTTGCGAGTGCCGAGGCACTTCCGCATGTCCAGCATCCTGCGTGCCGCTCGCACGACCTCCGTGTCGCTCGCGCTGACGTGGAGGCGCAGCCGTGAATAGGTGCCGAACATCAGGCCAACTCGACCAGATCGTCACCCGGCCAGACCGCGTTGACCATCGGTCGGCACTCGACGCCGCCGATGATCCTCATCCTGACGCCGTAGTACCCCGGCGCGTCGGCGGTATCTACCGATACCACTTCAACGAGGGGTTCCTCCGGCGCGTCCAGGGCGATGCGGTCGCCACGCCTGAGATTACGCACTGCTCGGAGACGCATTGGTTTTGCTCCTGTTGCTTTTTGGTAGCCTGACACTTTTCGCAAAAAGCCCGATACCACCCATGCGGGATGACGCATTTGCGGGGTGTCAGGCACTTCGGTTTGGGTGGCATCGTTGCTCCTGTTGATGGGCCGGAAGTAACTTCCTGATCGACCCGGCCCCCTTTTCGATCATGTCCAATCATACCACCACGCAAAACGTATGTCAAGTTGGGGGTTTCATATGCTCCCCATAGATGGCCAGCGCCTCTTGCGATGCGCGCTCGCTCTCGGCGGTGTTCAGGACCAGCCTCGGCGGGTACGAAGCCCCGGCCCGATAGTCGGTCCCGATCCAACTATCAGCGGCGTCCCCAAGCGCCAGGATTTCATCGCCGCTCAATTTGGCGAACACGCAAACGGCGATCAGGTTGCGCGTCAGTTCGAACGCCGAACCGACAAACGCGCCGGGGTGATAGTCCCCCTTCGTGTCCGTGAACCCGCACATGAGGTACCCGTCGGACGTGATGATCGCCTGACGGTCATAGCGCGGCTGGTACTGGCGCGGGTCGTTGAACATGACGCGCAGGATGCAACCGACCTTCTGGCCGGAAGTAACTTCCAGCAACCGCTTGACGAACAGGTCATGCGGCCAGCCCTCGACGTAGCGATCCCATAAGGCATCGACCACCTGGGTTTTTATTGTTTCGTTTTCTCCTTCCATCAGTTCTTCCACCTTTCGGCGGCACGCGACGCGCGAGGACATCCCGGCAAGCGGGATATTCGCGACGATCTCGTCGATCTCGGTCATGGGTTTTGCTCCTGTTGTTAGCGGTGATAGGGACGGTAGCGGTAGTAGTACCACGGAGCCAGAGCCAGGTCTGTCTCGTAGGCACTGCGAAGCGCGCCGCGTAGTTCGGCGCTGTACGCCTCGGTTTGCCGGTAGCCGGGGTTCAGGTAGTCGAACACGGCGGAACAGTTCCCGGCCTTCTCCTGCGCCACGGCGTCGAGGTACCCGGCGCTGTGGCGTGTGTCAGATCCCCATTGCTTATCGAATGCCTCGAAATAGGCCGGGTTCTGCCCCGGTATGGATGAGCACGTCGAGACGTACTGCCTCGACGCGCAACTGGTCGTGGCGAGCGCCACGACCAGGAGAAGTAACTTCATGCCAGCATCATCAGCAGTTCTTCCGCGCCGTAGACGCGATGAGAACCGCAATGGTCGCACTCGTAGGCACGGGCATCAGGCTCGACATCCTCGGCGTCGGCCCCGCAAGCGATGCAGATGCCTGGGTTGTCGGTCGTCTCGTTGTAGCGCCGCACGGCGGCAACGACACGATCCAGGGTGACTGATGGGTGCATCTTCATGGGGAAGTAACTTCCTCATCGTCATCGAGCAGCATGATCTTCAACGCGACGATGTGCCACGAGATCGGAAAGCCATCGACCTCGATGGACATTTTCTGCGTGGGCTTGAACGTGTAGTCGAACGTGATTTCGTGGTTCTCGTACGACAGCTTGGTCACGCCCTCACGCGGGAAGGCGATTGCCCACACGGCGGACATCAGCACGTTATGCTCGGGCGTCGCGCCGCGCTGTTCGAGCGCGGCCTCCCACCCCCCGGCTTCTAGCGTCCGTTTCAGGTACACCGCCTGCTGGTACCCACCCGTATTCTTGGCGGGCTTTGGCGAAATTCGAAAGGTCATTCCCCCCTCCCCTGATCGACGTTGTTGTCCTCGTGCTTGCTATGCACGGCGAAATAGCGCGGCGGGTCATGCCTGACCCTGCCTTCGGCCTTCATCAGCGACAACCGGCCCGATGCGGTACCGGTCGGCATTCCGGCCACCGACGCCACTTCTCGTGCGGTGACACCCTTGTCGCCTGCCGCTTCCAACGCCAGTTCGATGGCGTCCGTCGCGCTCGGACCACGGCTTTCCCGCTTGGAGTAGGTCCGCTTCGCGGGCTTCTCGAAAGCCAGGGGTTGCGCCGCCTCGACCGTCACCGCCTTACCCGTTCCCTTGTAGGTGGGGAACACGTTATCGGGCAGTTCGGCCAGCAGATCGTCGTACACGGCCAGCTTGGCTTCCAGCTTGACGATCTGCTCGACGATCTCTCGACGCTTTCGAACGAACAGCGTTCGCATTTCGACTTGGTTCGACATTAGTTTTGCTCCTGGGCCGGGGAAGTAACTTCCGGATCGGAACCCCCGGCCTTCATTCCGATCTTGCCAAGTCTAGCACACTGCAAAATGAATGTCTAGCCGCCCCAGCCCCTCTCACGGGCATCGGCGCAGGAATTGCAGCACTCGTAGTCGGGGCTGATGCGGACCTTGCGACCGCAGTCTACGCAGGTTTTCAGCACCGACTTGCGTTGCATCGCGAAGTAGAACTGCACATCATCGCCATCGCGGATTTCGTAGACGCCGAAATTGTCATCGACGTACGTGGCCCCCGCACTCGGCCCGGTGCGCTTACGAATTGCCGTCGTCTTCGGAAGTAACTTCCGAACGGCGGGGATTTCCTCAACGGGTATCGCACCGTCAGCAATCGCCTTCTCGACGACGGCGCGGATCATGTCCTTCGCCTTGTTACCTTGGCTCATAGGACGGTCCTCCTTCCATGTTGGTGATGAAACGGATCTTGGCCTTCTTGTCCTGATCAAACATAAAGCGCCAGCCCTCGGGCAGCGGCGTGTCGCCGTACCACAGGCCAAGCACACCCACGATCCGCATGTGGTCGGGCATCACGCGATAGCGCCACTCGCCCACGGTGTTGCCGTTGCCGTCCATGATGGTCCGTGCAGAGGCGTTACCTTTGCTCAGGTCGAAACTGTTGCCGATCATCCAGCGCACGAGTTTCAACGTGCGCTTGATCCCGGCCACGAGGCCGGGATCAGTGAAGCTGTCGTTATCGCAGTCGAAGTAGAGTTCGAAACGTCGTCTCATTGTGCCCTCCGGGGCGCTTCATGGGTTGGCTTCGGTATCTTCGGCTTCACGAACCGGTGACGTTTCGGTCGAACCGCCTTCGGCTTCGGCGCTTTCCCAAGGCGCTTCTGCCGAAGTAACTTCATCGGATCGGCAGCGGCATAAGCCGTGCCGTCCGTGGCGACGAAGATGACCAGAGGCGGCATGGTATCCAAGTAGCGCCGCCAGTAGGTACACCAGTACAGCCGGTAGCCTCTCACGGGAGGATGTCCCGCACGAGGGTCGTCAGGTCGAGCGTCTTCCACGCCTTCACGCCCACGGGACGGGTGCTCTCGTAGAAGCGCCCGCAGTACTGGAGCATGGCCGTGTAGCGCGAGAACCCGTAGATCGGATGGTGGTCCCACGGCTCGCCCACGAGGAACCCATAGTCGGTCCAGGCGATAGGCGGCAGGACACCAAGCATCTCGTCGTACCGTTCCTCCGTGACCTCGCGCCACTTGTTCGGCGTGTCGTTCACGATGGCCCGGAAGATGTAGGCGTGTGCGCCGATGTTGGCGTTGTCGAGGGCGATGGCGACAGCCTTCGCGACATCCTCTCCCAGCCCAACGGCGGGGCTGGCCCACTCACGCAAGGCAATCGCGATGACCTCGCACGCCTTGTCCACGCCGTCCTGATAGGTCCGGTCGTCGAAGTCCTGTTCTTGTGGATTTTGCATTTGTGTTGCTCCTAGAGCGGCGGCGGGAAAAGCCCCGCCGCCGAAGTTACTTCCTAGCCGTCGATCTTCAGCCACTGACCATCTTCTTGTTTCTGGTAATGTTGGCCTCGACCGGTTCCGACGCCCACGCCGTACATGCGTGAACAGCGCAAGCACATGATGGCCCACGGTCCCATGGTGGTTTTGCCATCAATGAAGTTGTTGCCGATGTCGTGCTTGCCGGGCTTATGCTCCGACAGGTCACATTTGACGGGAGCGGACCCACGCCAATAACGCTTGGTTTTTAGTTCTTCCACGCTTGGTCCTTTTGTTGATGGTTCAGAATACTACCACCACGCGGAGTGTATGTCAAATCTGTTGGTGGAAGTAACTTCCTGGGTTTCCCAGGCTGTTGCCGGGGCCGTAGCCCCGGCAACCGTCCGCGAAACCGGTCAGTTCGCCTCGCTCTCGTAGGAGAAGACGTGCTTCGGATTGACGACCTTGTGGACCTCTTTTTTGTTGGTCTTGTAGGGGACGATCTCGACCGACTCCACGATACGCGAGCCGTCCGTCCGCTCGATGGTGTGGCCCGCGCCGAGGGACGTGGGCCGGTCGGGATTGTTGAACCGGAGGCGGTAGTTGCGAAGTAACTTCACCCCACCCTCCACCCGTTCGAACTCGATGAACCAGACGTAGTTGATGAGGGTTTCCTCGTAGGTTTCAGTCACGGCCATTCTCATGCTCCTAGTTGGGTGCCACGCGGAAGTAATCCGTCCGCAACGAGCCGTGCGGCCCGTTGAAGTCCTGCGTCTCGAAAGCCCCGCAACCCTTCAAGCCGAACTTGAACGGGATGCGGATGCGCGAGGGGTCGCGCTTCCACTTCTGCGTGCGACCGTTGCGACGCACACGCCACCACTTGCCGCTGTTCATGTGGACCTCGATCATGCCCTTGTCGAGCAACTCGTCCACGTTCTCGCGGGTGATGTACTGGGGCACGGTGAGTGCCGCCAGTTCCTTAACGATTTCTGCCAAAGCCACTGGTTTTGCTCCTGTTGTCGAAGTTACTTCACGGCGCGTCGGCTGGAATTTCCAGCAGTTCGCGCAACATCGCCTCGCATTCGGCGATTTTCAGACTGCACAACGACGCCTCCGCATTGGTGACGTGGTGCATGTTGCGTACCGCCAGATAGCGGTCCCGCGCCTCGCGGAGAATGTCGATCCGCAAGGTATCCTGACTGACCTGTGCCATTAGACCCAAAGCCCCTTTTCCCGGCTCCACTTGTAGCCCCACTCACGCATGACGAGTTCGCCCGGATCGTCGCACTTGCACGTCCCGTTCTCGCGATAGTGCGAGGGCAACAGGATCATGTGCGAGCAGACCCGCACCTTGATCTGCTTGATGGGCGCGGTCTTGAGCCATTCCCCGTCGGGGACTGGTGTTTTTGCCATTTCGATTTGCTCCGATGCGGCGGGGCCGAAGCCCCGCCAAAGTGGAAGTTACTTCTTCTGCATCAGGTTGACCGAGAAGGACAAACCGTCCTTGCCGTCAACCTTCACCGAACCGCCAGTGGACGCGACCAAATTGGTCTTGCCGGTCTGGGACGGCGGGGCCGCGTTGATCGACGCGGGACTGATGTCCATCGTGATGACCAGCTTGGTGCCCTTGACGGCGTATTCGACGTTATGAGCCACGATTTTTTGCTCCGCTTGGAAGTTACTTCCTCGGCCATTTGCCGAGGAACTCGGTCGGTTTTCGACCGTCAGCAAGCATACTACCCTGCAAAATGTATGTCAAGCCATGTTTTGCCCCACAACACGGTGGAAGTGACTTCAGCCGACACATGCGCTCGCGCGGATCGCGATCACATGAAAACCGGGCGCGTATCACGCGCGTTGTCATGCGCGCACGCTACACGATCTCGCACGCGCGTACGCGTACCCACACGTAGGGTCATGCGCCATCACGTGTACCCGTGGGTACCCGCACACGCTTGCGTACGCGCACATGCACACGCGAGCGAGCGTCCCCGGCGAGAGAACCCCCGCCCATGCGTGAAGCCCGCGTCCGTGTTACCCACTCCGCCACTACGCGCCCTTACCCACTCCGCCACTACGCGCCGTACCCACTCCGCCACTACGCACGCCCACCCACTCCGCCACTACGCACGTCAGACTCAACTTGACATACGTTTTGCGTGGCGCTATGCTTTCTGACGATCGAAAATCCCTTTCGGTCGGAAGTAACTTCCGAGGAAACCAGATGATAAAACTGAGCCAACTCGAAGAAGCCTATAAGAGAACCTTCCATACAGCGACACCGCATCGTGAAGTTGACTTCAAGACGGTGCGTAATCTGACAGGTGAGAAAGACCCCGAAGTCGTTATGACCATGATAGCCTTGGAGGAAAAGAATACCGGCTATGACGGTCTGCTGGAGCGGTACCTGTGCCGAGTCGGCAAGACCAAACTGTCGTTTCAGGTCGATCTCCTGCCGGGCTTCGTGAAGACTGAACCTCCCACCCCTGACGCTGCGTGAAAGGAATGCCATGTCCACGACTATCGACGAAAATGTCTCCTATCGGGCACAGATAGAAGCCCTGGAGATCGGTGAGTGCCTGATGCGCGGCGCGAGGTTCGACGCCGACGAAACGCTGAAGCACGTCCCCAGGGAGTACCTGCGTACCCTCCGACTAGGGATGCAGCCAACCGTCCAGCGCATACAAGAGCGCACCGGGCGTAGGTTCAGCACCGAGACATTCGAAGGGCGCACGGCGTCCAGGGATATCGGTGCCGTGCTTATGATTACCCGAGTGGAATAGGAGGAAGTAACTTCCCATGAAACTAATCTACCAGCGAACCGGCGCTAAGACCGGTGATCCTGGGGACTGCTTCGCGGCCTGTATCGCATCGGTGATGGATATGGGCCTCGCGGCGATCCCCAATTTCAATCAGACTACGGGCAACGGCCATCTGGTGACTCCTGTCGGCACCCGGAAGCTGCGTAAGTGGCTCGCACCACACGGTCACACCTACGCGGAGTTCGGGTTCCAGTTGCCCACCCTCAACAACCTGTTGGAGAACATGCACAATGTAATGCCTGAGACGACCTATCTTTTGATAGGTCGGACGAACACGTATCACATCCACTGTGTCGTCGCTAAGGGCGGCGCGGTGGTACACGATCCCGCCACACCAGCCGGGGAACACTCGATCCGAGGCCCCTGCCACGACGGTTATTGGCGGGTCGGACTGTTCCTCTGGAACCGATAATTTTCGGAAGTAACTTCACCAACTGACTTGACATGCAAATCGCATGGTGCTTAACTCTGAGGACCGAGGGAGACACCCTCCCCGGTTCGAACAACCTGAAAGGCAAGCGTCTTCCAATGGCAAAACAAGCAAAAGCTGCGGCCAAAGCGCCGAGGGCGAAAGCCCCTCCACCCAACCGGGTGAGTATGAAGATGATCGAGTTCGACCCCAGTACGTCCGGGGATGCACTCGCCTACTCCGGTGCGACCAAGACCGGCAAGCTGTACATGGTTGACCTCGACGGCATTACCGTGGTGCCTGGGTTCAACCTGCGTGTGACGGATACCCAGGAGTACAAGGACGGCATCCGTGAACTGGCCGACGCCATGAAAATGGAGGGCTTCTACGACACCCAGCCGCTCGGTGTGTTCCCCGCCGAGTTTGGTGGTGAAGCCAAGTTGGCTCTGATCTCGGGCCATCGCCGGTACGAAGCCGCCATGTTGGCGGCGAGCGAAGGGGCGGACATCTCCCGTCTGCCTGTCGTGATGAAGAAGCCGGGATCGTCTGACATGGATCTGGCGGTGTCTCTGTGGAAAGAGAACACCGGCGTTCGTCCGACGATCTTGGAGCGTGCCGTCCTTGCCAACCGCATGATGAAGACCGGCATGGACGACGACGATATCGCCGCCCGCCTTGGTGTCACGAACAAGCACGTTCGCGACCTGAAGACGATCATCAACGCACCGAAGGGCGTGCGTGATGCGATCCGCGACAACCGGATCGCGGCCTATGAGGCGATTGCACAGCTTCGCAAAGACCCCACCGGCCAGAAGATCATGGACGCTCTCGCGAAGGCCGACGCCCGTGCGGCTGAGAATGAGCAGAAGAAAGTCGACAAGCTGACGCGGAAGACCCTCGAAGCCAACGGGGAGAAGCCGCCGCGCAACATGATGGCCACCACGCGGATGAACTTCGCGGTCAAGGAGGGTGTTGAATTTCTCTACGAGGACGTGGAGAAGTTCATGCCGCTGATCGAAGACGACGAGACTTGGTTCAAGGGCACCCGCTCGCCCAAGAAAAAGATCGCCGTCTCCGACATCTCGTTCGAGGTCAAAATCCAGCGGGCGAAGACAGTCGATGAACTGGCGGCGGAAGACGAGGCTGCGGCCAAGGTGCTTGCCGAGAAGGCAGCAGCGAAAGCCGCGAAGACCGCCGGCAAAAAGCCCGCCGCGTCTGTCGATGACGAACTCGGCCCGGACGATGACGAAGACGATCTGTCCGAGGACGATGACGACAACGAGAAGGAAGGTGACGATGCCCCTGATCTGCGGGCACTCGGCATTGCCGAACCGGCTACCGGCGAACTCTAATCGCCGGAAGTTACTTCCGATGACAGGCGGGGTCGCGAGGCCCCGCCTTTTTCGCATGGAGATGGTGATGCAATACAAAGTAGTCACCCGATACGGTCTGACCTGGGCCAACAAGTTCGTATCGGAAGAGGGCGCATGGAGCCGATTGGTGGCGCTCAAACAGATGCCCAACACCAAGGAGAGCCGGGAGAAGCTAATGGCTCAAGGCTGGATAGTTAGACCAGCAGAAGTAACTTCCGACGCCGAGGCATGATTGATGGATCAGCATGAGGCGTACCAGTGGCTCAGAGAACGGCTGATCGGACCCGTGACAGGCGGCGCGGCACGTACCGTGGCGACAGCCCTCTCGGCGGACCTCGCACGGCTGGTCAATCGTGACCCGCCGTTCGACCCGTGGGGCTGGGCCGACCGCATCGAGAACTACCGCTTCGAAACCGGCTATCCCGACGCCATCTTCATCTCAGCCGATGGGCGTCTGGTCGGGACGTGGATCATGGGCAATGACTACCGCGTCAAGAGCCAGTTCTACGGCGGGTACCCGGCCACCTACCTTGAGCGTGTCCGCGCTCTGTTCCGCGACAAGCAACGCACGCTGCACCTGTTCTCTGGTCACGTAGACCTCGAAAAGTTTCCAGGGGACACAGTGGACATCAGCTTGGCTGCGGAGTCCGTCCACACGTCAGGGTCCAGACACTACGCCGACGACGCGCACACCCTGGAGGACGTGCCGCTAGACCGGTACGATCTCGTGTTGGCTGACCCGCCGTACTCGGTCGAGGACGCGGAACACTATCAGACCTCCATGGTCAAGCGTAACAAGGTGCTGGTAGCACTGGCCCGGTTGCCCGCCGGGGCGCATGTCGTGTGGCTCGATCAGGTATTGCCCATGTGGCGCAAGGATACCTTCGACCTGATCGGGGTGGTGGGCATCGTCAAGTCAACCAATCACCGTTTCCGCGTGATGAATGTTTTCAGAAGGAAGTGACTTCCATGAAAGTGTATCGAGAGATCGAGGTCGATTTCCCCAACGGCTTGGATAGCTTGAATAGCCGCTGGACTTTGCGAATACGTCGGGAAGGAAACTCTCCCGACGTGGAGTTCGCCCTGTATTGGGGAGATAAAGAACTCCCCACTCATTGGGGAATACACCCGGCGAACAAGATCAAGGCCGCGATAGACCAACTGTTCCAACAAGGAGAAGAATGATGGCTACCGAAAAAGACCTACCGCGTCAACTACAACGTATGTCCAAGGCAATCGACGAGGTTCTGATCGCGGACAATGGTCAGCGTCGTTGGCTGAAGGATACCGTGCCGCTGGACGGCACCTATGCCGATGCCGTCAGACACTACGGCGGGCCGGGAGTCGGCCTCGACCTGTGGTGCATGTGTTCCGCCGTCGAGAAGTTGCGGAACGTCTGGCTTGGAAGTAACTTCCCGCTGTCGGCGGATCAGTTGGCACAGCCGCCAGCACCACCGCCACCGGAAGTCGTGGAGGAAAAACCACATGAGGTACCAGAACCATCGTGATTGGCACTCGGCCAGAGCCTTGCTCATTGGCACCACTGTCGGCCTGTTCATGTGGGGCATCCTTGGGCTGGCGTTCTGGTGGTCTTTCTGGAAATCATAGGAGGAACAGATGACAAAGGATGATATGCGCCGGGAACTGGACGACATGATTAAGGTCGTCGGCGCGTTGGCGGACAGGCTAACGGTGCTGCGTAAAGAGATGCACAACCGATCACCGCTGAAGCGTGCGCCCTCGGTCAGTCGGCGCATATCTCCCCAGATGCGTAAGTCCATCATCTACATGTACGAGAACTTTCCTCACATGACGATGAGCCAGATCGCTCATGCCCACGGGCTTAACAGCGAGGGACGCATCAGCGAGATCGTCAGAGGGAAGCGGCGGAAGTCACTTCCACTTCAACTTGACATACATGCTGCGTTGTGGGATAATATACATGCTGGAAAACAGAAAGGACATCAGCATGAAAGCGATCCACATCAACCCAATCGACCGTAGCGTGAGCGCGGTTGAATGCCCCGATGGCTTCCGATCCATCGGCAGGGCTGTCTCCGACAGCGACGGTCACGACACCTTCTGCCTCGCCGGGTACCACAAGGGCGATACCGTCTACGTAAACGACGAGGGCTTGTTCCTCTTCGAAGACTTCTTCGAACTACCCGGCTGCGGTCAAGGTCTGTTCGCCGGTCCCGCGCTGATCGTCGGCGCGGAGATCGGAGACACCGACAAGACCCGACCGCCGAAGACGACGGTCAAAGAAGTTACTTCCAAAATCAAATGGCACGACCGCTTCAGTGCTCGCATCCGCGCCCACGACCTGGGGATCTGAAATGACCAAAGCCAAACATCCGGTAGTCGTACTCGATGAGTGGGTACTGAAATGTCCACTGCACATACGAGCGCCTAAACACTACCAGATGGATGGCACCTGTAAATGCGACGACAAGTCCCACGCCGTTTCCATGCGGCGTTGGGGCTTTCGCAGGAAAGATGGCAAGTGGCATTGAGGAAGTTACTTCCTCGGCCCGCCGTGCTATACTGTCGCCTCGCAAATGGAGAACAAGATGACCACGTTAACCGTTGGCCCCGGCCAGCAATACGCGACCATCGCCGCAGCCGTGAACGCATCCGGTGCGGGAGACACCATCAATGTCCAGGCTGGCACCTACACGAACGATTGGCTGTTCATCGGCCACGACCTGACGCTCACCGCCGTAGGCGGCTGGGTGAAACTGGTCACTGCCGGTGGTGCCCAACCGCCAGACGGCAAGGCGTACATCACCGAGCAAGGCAACGTCACGATCTCGGGCTTCGACATCTCCGGCGTGACCGTGCCAGATCAGAACGGCGCGGCCATCCGCTACCAGGGCGGCAACCTCGTCCTGAACAACGTTTACTTCCACAACAATCAGGAAGGCATACTAGGTGTCGCTGATCCCAACGGCACGATCACCATTGACCGGTCAGAGTTCGCCTTTAACGGCGACGGCTCTGGCTTCACGCACGACATTTACATCGGCGCGATCAACACGTTCACCCTGACCAACAGCTACATTCACGACGCCATCATCGGGCACGAGGTCAAGAGCCGTGCCGCGAACAACATCATCACCAACAACCGCATCTTCGACAACCAGGGGACCGCCTCGTACACGCTCGACCTACCCAACGGCGGGAACGCCATCATCCAAGGCAACGTGTTCCAGCAAAGCCCCAACACCGACAACCCGAACATCATCGCCTACGGCGAGGAAGGTCTGGTAGCCGGTCACACCAACAACGTAGATATGTCGGGCAACACCATCGTCAACGATGATACCGGCGGCTTCGGTCTTCTCAACCCGACCGGTGTCGGGCTGACCAACTTCATTGGCGACGACGTGTTCAATCTGGCCAACCCTCTCGGCGGAAACGTCCTGGCGGTACACCCGATCCTCGACCTCACGCACATAGCGTTCATCGGTGGAACCACGGAGCCGCCACCCCCTCCCCCGCCGCCGCCTCCCCCTCCACCGCCCCCGGAGGTTTCACTCCTTGACCTCTACCATGCCCAGGTTCAGGCTGACTTCGATGCGTGGGCTGTGACGCATGAAAAACTGGCGTCGATGCCGAAGACCCTGGCCGTGCTGAACACGGAAGTTACTTCCGACACGATCCTCGGCGCTATCAAGGGGGATCACTGGTCAAACTGGCACGGTTGATGGTATCAATAGATCGTTAGCGTGGAACCCACGACTGATACGGGCGTTATACCCAGACGTACCTTCGAAGGAGGATATCCCCATGCCGGAAAAGCCGACTGACCAGCCGACTGACCAGCCGACCAATCAGCCAACGAACCAACAGCGGAAACAGGAAGCCATCGCCAAGGCCAAGGAGAACGTAGCGAAGGCGAAGACGGAAGCGGATAAGTCCGAGGCCGCTGCGGAACTCGCACAGGCCGAGGCGATGCCGAACTGACGAGCGTACATGAAAAAGCCCCGCTTTCGCGGGGCTTTTTTTTTGTCCAGAGTTTTAGGAACGGCGACGGCGACGAACCGCGACCATACCCAACAGGCCCATGCCGAGCATGGCAAGGCTTGCCGGTTCCGGTGCGTCAACCACGGCTGTCGGGACCGCCACCATGTAGAAGGACTCGGCACCATCACTGGCACCTGTCCACGCGGCATGGAAGAGCAGGTTATCCCCCGGCTGGATCACGCAATCAGCCAGTACGAACTGACCGGAACTGCGACAACCCAACGAGAGGTCGAAGCCCGAGATCAGGTAGTCACCCTTACCGTTACCGTTCTGAGTGTCGGGCATGGCGAACGGCAGGAGTGGAGACAGGTCGAAGACGATCCGCGATCCCGCTGGCTTGTTCAGGTCGATCAGTTGGAACGCCGTCAGGGTTTCGCCACCCTGCGCGGTGTTGATATCGACAACGATCCCGAAGTGAAACAAAGGATCGGTGCCGCTGGCGTTCAGGAAGCTGGTCAGTAGACCATCGCTATAGCCGACCGCGTTGGCTTCCAGATCGCCCGCCACCTGACCGCCGCCACCGGGATTGATGTTGGTCGAGAAGGTGTTGAACGATGACAGGTTGCCGGTGCTGGTGAAGTCGTTGAACCCAAACCCGGCTGGGTTATGGGCTTGGTTCGTGCCGCAGATTATGCACGGCGCGCTCTGCGATTGCGGCACCTGTTGGATCGTAGGCAGTACGCCTATCGACAGTTGGACTGCCGCCTGTGCGGTGGGTGGGAAGAACCACGCCCCCGCCACAACGGCAATAGTGCTCAGAAGTAACTTCCTCATGCTGCTTGTTCTCCGCTTGTAGTCTTTTTACGCCGGGCTACCATGCCCAGCCCTACCAAGCCCACTCCCAGGAGTCCGAGAGAGGCTGGTTCCGGTACGGCGACTTGTTCTGTCACGATGGCCTGTGACCGTCCCACCAATGAGCCGCCAGCGATCAGGCTGATCGTGGTGCCGAGGGACATCGAGTAAAGATCGTTGTCGATGAACGCGCCGGAATGGTTGAAGCCGAAGCCGTCTGTCGCGAGGGTGACGAGTTTGGTGTCACCGCCCGGTACCAGGCTGGTCCCCGGTAGATCGGTCGGGGAATTAGCCCCCTGAGTATTCGATGTGTCAGCGAAATAAGTAAAGTTCGCTGACGATCCGATAGCCGACTGGAACGTGCCCGACGAGGACGCCGAGAACGTCTCGACCGGACCCAGGAAACCGATGCCGCTGACCGCCAGTTGGAGCGCGACGGTACCGGCGTTATTATTGATGATCTGGAATGACGACGTGTTGAGCGAGTTCGTCTGCCCGATCACCTGGGTCTGCGCCGAGCCGAGGAACTGCACCCCGGCGATGGTCTGGTTAGCGATGGCAAGCTGGCCGACCGCGAGGTTGGTGTCACACCCGGCCTGATCCTGACAGGAGAAGATCGTGCCGTTGATGTCCGCGCTGATCTGTAGGGTCGCGTACGCTGGTGTGGCGAGAGCCATGGCCGCGAGGGCTGTGGCGGCGAGGTAGAGTTTTTTCACTGGAGCCTCCTGGGTTGTCGCAATTTTGACGCAGAGAAATATTACCATAGCGTCATTCGTATGGCAAACCGTCTGTCAACCCCCTTGTTCCGGCAAATTCTAGGGGGGTAGGGCGGCGTCTGGAGGGGTGCCCGCTACCCCTGGTGCGGCCAGACCCTCCGAGCCGCTGGCGACCCTTCCAGGCCCCGGCATTCGTGTGTCTCATTTGGCGAGACTCGTCCCATAAAAATAGCCCCCGGTGCGAGCAACCAGCACCGGGGGCTAAAAGTTTATCCGCGTCAAAAAAACCAAGCGTCGAACATTTCGTAGAATACACGAGAAGTAACTTCCTGTAAAGTGTTATCCACAAGCATCAATGCGTAGCCAGCTTACGTGCTATCTCGCGCGCCGCGCCGACAGCCACGTTCTCGTTGCTGACATCCGTCCTCTTTGCCCACGCCAGATAGATCACACCGACGAACGACTCAGGGTTGGGTGGGATCGGTACCGCACAGCCGCGCTCCATGCCGCGCTCCGCGAGGCGACGCGCGACCGGCGTGCCGTTGGTCGAGAGATCAACGCAGGTAGGATGACCCTCCAGTACATCGACCAGCTTCCGCACGTCCGAGGTATGGTCGATGATGGGAAGGCGGCGCGGCGACGGGATCACCGGACGTTCGCCATCGTGCCGTCGCGCACCGAGGAACCACTGTGAGTTGGTCGGCAGATCGACCGCCCAGACCTGTACCAGATCGGCGCTTGTCTCGGTCGTCAGTTTCAGGAGTGCTTCGGGGATGTCGGCGGTCTTCAGTTCCGGGGTGTCAGGCGTTAGCCAGACCTCGAAAAGTTCCTGACGCTTGTCGTACAGCACCCACCCAACGCCACCAATGACGATCAGCACAACGATGACGACCGCCTTCCAGGGTCGGTCCATGAACGCCAGCACACGGTTGATCGTCTCCGTCACCATGGAAGTTACTTCACCCCACTCCCGGTGGCATCTTCACCGTGATCTTGCTACCGACCGGCGCGGTGATTGTGATGGTAGTTGTCTCCATCACGACCTCGGCATCGGGCTTGTCAACATCCGGCACGGACAGGGTTTCGACCGCCGTCTTGAAGGACCAGTACGTCCTGGCGATTTCCTCGGCGTGATCCAGACCGTTGACGATCTTGCGGGCGTTCACCGGGTCTTCAAGCCGCTTCGAGGCATCGAAGAACTTCGGCAAGCCGACGCCCGTGTACCAGCCGTCGATCATGCCGTCGTACAACACCAGCGACGACGTTTCGTCGTTCAACATCAACTCCGGCTCACGGTGCAGCGGCGCGTTGACACCGTACGGCTTCAACTGGTCCTGGCCTTTGATGTAGTTCTCTTCCCATGTGAGTTGCACATGACCTCGACCGTAGTAGCATTGTCCGTACGGTCCGGTCGGCTCTCCGTAGCTGTGGCCCGCGCCCTTCCCGTATTCCTCGATGGGCCGCATCGTGGCGGCGCTCTCATGGTAGGTCGTCGCCAGGGCGTACGAGAGCCACATGGTTCCGTCGTTGGGGTTCTGTTTGGCGAAGTGTCTCTCCCAGGTGTCCAACAGAAAATTCATGCCGTTGACCTGACCCTGCGTGAGCGATCCGCCAAACGGATCGCGTCTTACCGCGTCGAAGAACGCCTTGCGATCCGTCGAATACGCCATCGCGGTTCCTCCGTGGAAGTTACTTCTCAGGCGTGTTCCCTCGCCAGCAGCATCCGTCGCTTTACCTCTGTCGCGTCTTTCGTGTCTCCCAGGTCCATGCCCCAGGCAACGGATTGCTCCACGGCATAGACCATCTCATGCTGCACGTAGATGCCTCGACGCCGCTTGTGCGGATCGGGCGAGTTCGTGGACATGACAGCGACCCCGACAGCGAACACATCACGGGACACCTTACGCTCCGCGATCCAGGCTTCGGAGTACTCCCGCATCTCCTTCGGTAGCGTGGTCATCTGGACACGAGCCATGTGCATCGTCTCAAGACACTCGTCGTCCGTACTGGGCTGCGGCAAGTGTGGCGAGACGTACTGCCATAGCTGACGCATCATCGTCACGTCGAGGTCGATCAAGCATTGTCGGAACATGGCTGATTGTTTCATCGTCGTGTCAGTCCAGGGTGATCGTGGTGGCGATTGACAGGCGCGGCGTGACGCCAGAGCCGGTGACGATGTTGGGTGAAACCGCACCGGACCAGAGGATGGGCGTGGTACCACCGCCAGCCTTACCTCCCGAACCGAACGTGACGGTACCCGATCCCCCGGTACCAGGCGGGAAGTCGATGCTGGCGACCGGCGAGCAACTGCCTCCGGTGATCGTCCAGCCGAGAGTGCTTCGCGGTACGCTGGCGCGAGCATAGCCGGTGTACCCCGCTTCGCTACTGGCCTGAGTGCCAGTATCCGTGGGGTCAGCGGTATGCAACGCCATGGAGATCACCGTCTGCGGCAAGGTTGCCGCGTTGTCGGCATAGTTGGCCCAAGCTGTCGCGTTGAAGACCAGCGCGAGGATGGCAGTTTCAGTAGTATCGCCGATAGACATGGGGTTTATTCCTTTGGGGTGATTATAGCGGAAGTAACTTCCAGGGTCTACATCATTAGGATCACCATCGGCCCGCCGACTGAATTGGGGACGGCAACGCCGACCGCGCTGAACACACCGATGCCCGCCGCCGTTAAGGTTCCCGGTGTAGCCGTGCTTACTTCGGCCACCGTAGCCCATTCGTCAATGACGACAGAGGTCAGCACCATTTGCGTGTTGATGCTGTTGACCTGCGCCCACTGCTCGACCACGATGTTCGTGAGTTGCATCGCGGGCGGCGACGGCACCGTCCATTCTTCCAGGCTGATCTGGGTGATCTGCATCTGTGGATTTGGAAGCGCCCAATGATCCACGAAAGCCTGGGTCAACTGCACGTCTGGATCGGGTACCGCCCAATGATCCACGAATGTCTGGGTGACGATGGCGGCGGTGATCGCGAGTCCCCCCGGAAAACCGCTGGTGAAACCGCTTGGTAACGTACCGATGAAAGCGGTGTCACCAAAATTAGCCGTTACCGCATCAGCCGTGGCACCGAGTATCGCGACGGGATGAACCGGAAACCCACCACCCATAGGCGCACTGGCAAGCGAAATTCCACCAACACCGGTTGCCGGATTTGCCGAGGCGTTGCCGTTCCAATTTCCCGATGGAGCCACACGGAACCACACGAGATGTGCGTCGAGGTCCATCGCGATACCGATGACATCGTTCGCGGCGCGTGCGGCGAGGGTCGATCCGGTGCTGGCACCGTTGAGCCATATGTTGCCGCTCTTGTAAACAGCGCAATAGTTTACTTCCGCACTCGTGGTCGGGACGGAGTTCGAATTGCAAAAACCAACGGCGGTATTCGCGCTGCCCCAAACCGTGGGCTTCTCTTCCCAATAGAATTTTCCCGCGATTTGTTTATCGACACCACGAACCCATCCGGTGGCGGATGTCGCGGTCGCGATCAAAGCCGCGCCAGAAATCGTGACGTTGGCCGTCTTGTCGGTCGCGCTCCAAGTGGTGAAGTTTCCCAACGAAGTAGTCGGCGGCGTGAACGCGCCGCCGTAATAGGCCACACCTACGTTGACCCGTACGTCATCGAGCCGCCCCGGCATATTACGGGAACCATTCTCGTCGTTGCCGACGATGCAGTTTCGTGTCGAAGCGAACAGCGTAACCGCCGCGGTACCCGAGGCGTGTACCGCACCGTTGACATAAACGCGAATGACGTTCGACACGTCACGATCAACCGCGAGATGATACCAAGTGTTGAGCGTTGGGGTGAGTGCCGCTCCGACGATGTTGTTATCAGATCCGTTAGTGCTGTAATGGAAGTTCAATGCACCGTTGACCATCCCGAAGAACCAGCCGAGGTTGCTGTTGCCTCCGAATTTGGTGACGATGCCATGAACACTGGACGGTGTACTCGTGAAGTAGGCCCACGCCTCTATGGTGAAGGGGCCGGATGCCAGATTAAAATTGACGGAATTATTCGTGTTGATGCTGGCCGCGGCACCAGCCGTGAAGTCGGCGGCTCCCGTGCTGAATTTCGGTGCGGCGGTGTTTACGACAGCCAGACCGCTCGACGACACCAAGGCGTGATTGTACGAACTGCTATCGGTGAAGCTGGTCGAGCCGTTGGTGCCGTCGCAGTGGCAGAGAAGGACAACGGCCATCTAGCTGACCACGACCGGGCCGATCTGAGCCGCCGCTACTGCCGCCGCCGTCCACGCCGCACCTGTCGCCGGGTCAACCGTATCGACACGCCACGCGGCAGTGTAGGTTGGAGTAAGACTTAGCGTTGGTGAGGCCACGGTGGTCGCGCCGCTCTTAATCTGCATTGCCGCTGTCCGCGTCCCCGCGTCCGACTTCGCCATCAGGCTGCGCGTGACGACCGCAACGGTGGTGAGCGGCGGCGCGGGAATGGGCGCGATGCCGTAAAAATCCGCATGACCTACAGCAGAGTCGTAAACGTACGCCGCCGCCCCGTCCGACCGCAATTCACTAACCAACGAATAGTTGCTGGACGCCATGACGATACCCACGGAACACATGCCAGTTGAAGCGCCGTAAACCCCTCCAGACAAATTGGATACGAAACCTGAAGCGTATGGCTGCACTTGGGAAATTATAGGCCAACCGCCTCCCACCGAACCGGGGGTGTAGTTTACATCGGAATGTACGGCGACCCAATAGACCGTTCCCCTGGTAATGGTTGGACCTGCCGTCACGGGAAACGTGAGTAGCCCGGCAGCAGGATTAGTTTGCGCCGAGGTAGCGGTCGCGATCAGATTACCGGCTCGTCCATTTGGCGCGGTAGAGTCGTACAACGCCATTCGAAAGTTGCCGGTGACACCCGTGGACAGCATGAAAGAGAGCGCCCCCAACGTACCGTTCGCGAGGGCCGTGACCGGAGACGATGTTATGTAGTTCGCGTTTCCACTGGAACTGCTATTTGGGGGATAGGCTTGCGTCAACAAACCAGTAGTGGACTTCGCGAACTGTATGCTCGCATCGCTCACGGGCGACCGTACGTAGCAGCGCATGTCGCCCATCCACGGCACGCTCGACGTATCGCTACGCCAGAAGAAATCGTCAATGCCCACGCCACCCGATATACTACCCCACAGACCTATGAATATTTTGTTCGCGTAGGTGTTCGCGCCGGGGCGTGTGTTAAGGCCGGTGATCGAGAAGTCGTCAACCGTGTTGCCGTTTTTACGAACCTTGAACGACCCGGCAGACGGGTGGATCACCACTTCAAATTCGTATGCGGTCCAGACGTTACTGATCGAAAGACCTCCGTTGAAAGTCGCCAATACCGTGCCGCTTGGTAAGCCTGATGTCAGTAAGATCGCACCGTCTGAACGGAACACGATGCTGCATTGATTGACGGAACCGTCCATCAACGTGAAATGATGTCCAAGCGTGGTGCCCGTGAGGTTGGCAACCTGATTAACCGAACAGACGATGTGATGAATGTTGTCGTTGACGCCACTGGCTTTTGCGAGAGAAGCAAGACCGTTTGCTTGGCTCCAACCCATGCTGTTCGCGAAGCGACCGGTGATGAGCGATGAGTTGCCAACGACCACGGTGTCCCAATAGCCGTTCATGTCGGCTACCACCGCGTAAGTATCGAACGAGTCGCCAAATGCCCATGCCATCGGAAGTAACTTCCACTGTTCGAATTAACTTATCACCAAGGGACCGATGTTAACCGCGCTGACCGCCGTGTGTGTCCAGGGCAAACCGGTCGCCGGATCGTTGGCGTCGATACGATACACCCAGCCAAAGGTGGTACCCATGACGGCGTTAGGCGTGGCTACCGTGGTTCCCCCAGACTTCAACTGCACTGCCCCAAGCCTCGTCCCCGCGTCGGACTTCTGGATGAACCCTCGCGTGATGACCGCGATCACCGAGGCCGGTGTCTGGGCCAATGGACCGACGGTGTAGAAATCCGCGTCACCCGGATTGCTTGAGTAGACATAGCTGGTGGTTTGATCTTCCAACGTCTCGTTGACGAAATCCGCATTGTTGTTGGTCGTGATCGTGAGAGAAGAGTAAGCCTGGGGTTGCTGTCCACCGGTAATCGAACCGGGATTGGCGACAGGGAAACTGGCGTACGACACTCCCGCGCTCGTTCTGGCGACAAAGCCGCCAGGATTTATCACGCCCATCGACGCCGTTACGTCGTGACTAACCCCGATCCAGTACGGCGTGTTCTTCGCCAATGTGACCGGCGTGGGAAACGTGATCGTGTTAATCCCGGTTACAGGATTTACCAACGTGTTAGCCGATGCAACCACCGCGCCGGGATTGCTACTGCCATTGTCCAAGAATATCGCGCATTTCAAATTGCCGGTAAATCCAGTATTGATACTAAGACCGAAAGTACTAAAAGTACCGCCGTAGGTGGAACTGAACGGGGTGTAACGAGAGACGCCGGTAGCATCACTGCCACTCGCATTCATAAACCCATTGCTCAACGTGTATGACGCGACATTGTTGGCAAACTGCTGCGACACTGTTGCGAGCGGCGCTCTGGTATAGCACCGCACATCTCCGACAAACGGCACGCTGGCGGCGTCAGAGCGCCACAGCATGTCATCGAAAAAATGACTGTTAACCGACGAAGCATTGCCACCAAACACCAGTCGATTTGCGTAATTGTTCGCCGTGCCACCTCGCGTGTTCAACACGGCTCCGCTATCGAAATCGTCAATCGTGTTGCCGTTCTTACGGACACGGAACCGCCCGGTCGTGTTATTGATAACGACCTCGAACTCGAATGCGTACCAAGTGTTGGATAGCGGGAACGCGCCAGTATAAGTCGCTAGTACTGTGCCGAGAGAACTCCCTGAAGCCAGTATGATCGCGCCGTCAGATCGAAACCCGATGGCACACTGTCCGGTCGCGCCATCAGCGAACTGTAGGTAGGTCGCAACGACGGAACCACTGATAGCGGCAGTTGAATAAAACGAGACAACTATGTGATGCACCGCGTCATTAGCGCCGCTGTTCTTTATCAGCCAACCGGCAGCGCCGGTCGCCCCCCATTTCCACGACTGACTGCCCGCGAACCGTCCATTAGCCACGGCAGGAGCCGCGCCGTTGACGAACGCATCCCAATACCCGGCAGCAGCATCGCCAGTAGTGGCGTAGATATCGAACCCGTCGCCAAAAATGTACGCCATGTCAGCCTCCCGCCCAGGTCACGTTCAGGTTGAGGAACACATCGGCGGGCGAGCCGGTTGCTGACGAGACTGTTCCTGACACTTCGGCTCCAGCCGCGAAGGTGTTTGCAGCCGTCGCCGGTGCGTTGGCCGGTGTCGTACTGCTCACCGCGACCGCACCGAGGCCGGTGACGTTCGTGCCGTTGATCTTCACAGCCAGATCGAACGAGCCATTGCCGGTCACGTAGTCGAGCGAGTTGACGGTCCCCGCGTAGGGGGCCTTCCACATGAACCGGAAGTCCCCGTTCTGCACGACCGCACCGGACACCCATTGCGCCAAGGCTGCGGCCTTATTTCTGGAAGTTACTTCCGCGACCCAGGTCGTCCCGTTGTAGCGGCGGAACGCCGACAGGTTGGCGAACCAGCCGCGCAACCCATCTACCGGCGTGAAGAAGTACCACGCCCCCGCCATGTAGGAGGCTATCTTGCCGTCTTGTGTCGCCCAGGTTCCCGTGCCGGTCGCTGCTACGATGTAGGCATCGCCGTCAACCGGCGATCCAGGCGGCGCGGTGAGCGTGTCGTCGATAATCTTCAGACCAAGAAGAGTTTCTTCCGTCCGGAAGTTGCGATCGACACCGGGCTTCCAGCCGCTTTCACCAGCGTCCCAGCCCCAGCCGATCCCCAGACGTGCGCCAACGATTTCTGTCATTGGAAGTTACTTCCATTCATCAGGTGGTGCCGCCGTAGCCGAAGCCGTAGTACTCATCATATCCCACGGGTATCGTAGCGGTCAACGTGCCAGTGCCGCTCATGGTCGCCGAAGAGAACGAAACCGCGTCACCGCGCGCGTTCATCGTCCCGATGCCAGGAGCGTGCAGAGCCGTGGTGGCGGTGCCGCCGGAGATGCCCGCACCGATCATGTCGCTCGTGCCGTCAGCCGTCAGCGTGGCCTCGACGATGCCTATGGTCGTGCTTCTGATATCCATACCGCCAATACCGACGGCGTGCATTTCGCTGTTGCGAAGAGCGGCACTCCGCGCCAGCATGGTCCCACGACCAGCCGCACGCATGACGCCAACGCCATCCCCGACCCAGGTCAACAAAATGTTGTACTTGTTGAAACTGGCTACGCCGTTCCGCACCGTGTAGATGGTGAATTTCAAATCGGGCGGATCGTTGCCGCCCATCGCCGCCTCGGTCTTGTCGTAGGTGTAGGTGCTGGCGGTCAGTCCCGCGTGTGTGCGGCGCAACGCACCGGTCTTGGCGTTGCGTACCTCGACGGTGTAGGTAGTTCCGCTTTCCGCCGCCACGGGTCCGGCGTTGTGCGGCACGAACTGATCGAACTGCGTGAGCCGGTTGCGCGATACCCAAGTGAACACTATGGCGTCTCGCAATGCCGGTGAGCCATCCATCAAACCCGGTTGGCCATTGATCCGTAGATCACCCATGACGAACGGACGGTAATGTCTGGCGTCAGTCTTGATCGTGTAAACCGGCGCGGTGTTCTCGTCGGACAGGCCGGTGTTGATCTTGGCCTGAAGCATCATCGTCACGACTTCGCTCTGCTCGTAGACCCGTGTCCTCACTGCCTGAGCGACGTTATGAACGAAGATGGGCGATCCCGCCAAGTGTTTCGCTGGTATGGTGTCCGCGCCGCCTCGCGATATCGTTCCAACACCGGTCTTCACGTCGAAGGAAGTAACTTCCACGGACTCGGTGCCGATCAACGCGGTCGCTGGAGATCCGATGCCAACGAGTTCCGTGCCGCCCGCCAGACTGAAGTCTGTATCGTAGTAGCCGAGATCATCCGCGATGACACCGACCGGACAGAACCCACCTTGCGTCTGGGTGGTTTCGCCGCCAGCCGGTGTGGCCTTCATAATGAGAACAGACGATGAGGCGGACGGGCTACCGGCGACGCCGAAGAAGCCGCCCTCGGTAGCCGATATCGCATTCAGGTCGGCATCGGACAGCGCCTTGGCCATCTCGTAATAGCTGCTCTCCTGCGTCGCGCTGCGGATAAGCTGCGGAGCCTCGCCGGAAGGCGGTCTGATCCATGTGCTATCGACCGGCGTGGTGTAGGTCGTAGCGGGCATCCCGAACACGTCTTGCAACGCATCCATGGTGATCGTGCCGTCGATCATGGTGCCGTCGTCGTACGTCAGCACGCGCAGGATGATGCGCTCGATACCCTTGTCGGGGGCGCTGATCTGGACGACGTGTCCCGGCTGAAGACGCCATGCACGACGGTCGAACTTCAGGCGAAATTTCTTCAGGCCCGACGAACTGGACGTGAGTTCTCGCGTGGCGACCCGAGCAGCGACATCCTGATTGCAGACGCCGGGGTACGCCCTGGTCTGCGACAGCACCGATCCCGCCGAGTGGATACCGGCAAGGTTCTGCGCTCGCGCCTGACGGTCTATGTCGAGGATCGGATCGTGCCAATCGACGATGATCTCATTCGCCGTGACCAAGGCCGAGCCGGTGTCCTGGGTATCGACCGACAACAGGCCGGAAGCGTAGTCGAAGTACGGTATCTTCAGCGGGTCATAGTCCTGCCGGATCAGACGCAGGACGGTGAGGCCGGTACCCCTGTCGATGTACAGCACCGCGCCGATGTGATCGACCACGGTCTGCACGAAAGAGTTGATGTCCGAGTCCTTGGCGGACCAGCGCAATGACAGGCCGAACTTCTCTGTCCACAAATAGTTCGCCGCGTAGACGAACGAGTCGTTGTCGATCTCGCTGCGGGCTTGCCCTCTTCCCCAGGACGTGTCAGTGATGCACTGGTAGAGGATGTGTGCCGGGTTCATGGCGACGACCGTCAGGTCGTCCGCTCCGAGTTGGTCCCACTGCCCGGTCTTCGTATTCCAGGCGATCTTCTGACCGACTTGCCAATTGCTATGACCGTCGATGTTGGTCAGGCCCGCCACCACGACGGTATAGACCTGTACCGAGTCCTGTATGCCGCTGAACAACTGCGGCTCGTTCTTGTAGGCGTCCCAGCCCGCCGTCGCCTCGCCCTTATAGGTGATCGCGGCTTTCTCTGGGTACCAACAGCCGTGCGTTCCCCATCCGGCCAAGGCCCGCCGCTGGCGTATCTTCCAAATCTTCGGGTATGGGTTGTTGGAACAGATTTGACCGGTAAAGAACAGCGACACGATGCCACGAAAATCAGAAATCTTTGACCGCTTCTCCTGATCTATGTTCGACGCCAACACGCCGCCGTAATAGGCGTACTCGTTCGAGCCGTTATTGGCGATGGCGTTCTTGATATTATCCGGCACGACCTGTCCAGGGTAGCCGAACATATAGGACAGAAACCCAACGGTGCCGCCCTCGGCCTGATCGCCGCCGAACATATCCGGCTTGTTGATGAGCGCCGTGCCGTTGGCCCGCTGGTCCTGCTGCAACGCTACGATGTCGCCGACCTTGACTGTCGGTACGGAGTCAACGGGGCCTCGACTGAGGCCCATCAGAATGTCCATGAAGTAGCGAAAGCCTACTACCTGACTGTCACCACCTTTTTTAGACATCCCGTGCTTCCTTCTTCGCCTCGGCGACAGCACGAGCCACTATCGGATCACCGGTCGCCAGTAAAGCTGACGCCGGTAAACCGTTCGTTAGAAACTCATTCCAATCAAACCCGTTATGTGCTACCCAGGCACGCGAGCCGCGAGCGCACAGCTTCGCCGCTCGGACATGCCGCATATGAACCATGACCTCGGAAGTAACTTCCACCATCATTTTTTGCCGCCGCCGCCAGAACGGATTTCTTCACTACGAAGATTACCATACCACAGAACTTGCCAGTCTTGCGTCCAGCAATCTCCGAAGACTATGGCTTGGGCTGTTCCCTCATCCGGCACGGGAAAATTGAAGTCCTTCAGGGTAGCCGCCTTGGCGTCGTTGTTCTTCGGACGCGGCATTGTCAACGCGGTAATGACGTAAGCTATGACCAACAAGGCGATAGCGAACACGAAGTTCATATGCGTTGACCCCTAATTGTACGGGAGAGGCGCTTCCTTATCAGAAAACGGGATTTCCGTCAAATGGACTGCGCCCCGGCATCATCGGAAAACCCCCAAAATTACTCATGTTGTCGAAGACTTTAGTGCAGTCTTCTGGGTTGCGTTGACAGCCTGGATACATGGTTATGTTCATGCCTTCGGTCATGCCGTCCACCTGACCCAGCACGATGCAGTCGGTTATGTTGTCCACCAAGATGGCCCGCCGCTGGAAGTAACTTCCATCCACCGTCCATTCGAAATAGCCGTTCTGAAAGCGGTGTTCCTTCTTGCCGGTGTTCGGGTCCAACAGGGCGTACTCAAAGCCACCGCCGAACAGCCGCGTCACTATGGCCCCCTCCGCGAAGGCATCGCGCGAGACGCCACAGTCGAGGTCGTACAGGGCATAGGGGCATTGCCGCGACCAACTAAGCCGCAGACCTTTACGGTTGAGAAACGCGGTCTGGGTATTACATACGATGTCCGACGATACCTGATCGCGATAGCGCACCGATGAGACGTAGCCTACCCACATGATCGGAGCGGTCGAGTCTCCGAATTGCAGTTCACGCACCGTCAGCTTGATGGGTTCCGACGGCGGGGTACCACGAAACAATTGCACCACCGTCGAGGTCGAGTCTATCGTCACGAGGAAGTCGTCGGTAGTCGCCTCGGACTTCTGCTTCAGTCCTTCGTCCGAGATTTGTATCGGGTTCCACAATACGCCGTCGTACAGCACCGAGCGGTCGCCGGTAGCATACCGCCAGATCGCCTCTCCTAGCTGGAACAGGTAGAGCCGTACCGCCCTGCCGGAATAAGTACCGATCTCTTGGATGTCGAATGATGATCCCGACATGGTTTATCCTTTCCTCGCGCCCTCGCCACCACCCTCGCCCTCGCCACCACCCTCGCCCTCGCCACCACCCTCGCCCTCGCCACCACCCTCGCCGTCGTCGCCCCCTCCCCCTTCGCTGCCACCGCCACCTGATCCGCCTCCGGGATCTGTTGGGTACTCCGTCGATATCACGATGATCGGTTCTTCGATCTGAACGTCCTGCGGTGGCGGTCGATAGCCGCTATCCTGTTTGTTCGAACCGGTGAAGATGTTCGTCTCGTAAGTACCGGAGCCACGTCCACCACGCAGCGAGGCGAAAGTCGTGACGACAGTTGAAACCCCGGTAGAGTCGGTGTGGTGTTCGATGTCTATGTCGTCCTGATCCTGCCGGGAGAACGCCAGGAAGCACGCACGCGATACCTGCCGTTCGTTGAAGTCCACCCCGAACGACTGCGACAGCGTGAATACCTCATAGTCTTCATTCAACACCATCGCGGTCAGCACATCACGGATGATCGAAGAACCGTTGTGGAACCTGATCTGCAAGGTCTGCCGTGTGTACGGTGCGCTAAGGATCAACTCGGAGTAGCCTGATCTTGTCGCCACCAGCACAGCGTCGGTCGCCAGATATTCGCTGCCGGAACGTATATCCACATCGCGAAAATAGGTCGGCACCCATATCGGCACCAAGCGGCCTTGCAGGTAGTACAACAGCTCCCGAATGGACTTCAGTTTGGCACGCCCGTCCGCGAACCACGAGAACTGTTGAACCGTGAAACCTATCCCCGCTTGGTCAACACGCAACACACCGGCGGATAGTTGATTGTCGAACTCAGACAATACCCGCCGGTATTCAGCGGTCAAATCGCGGGCTTCGTCAGGGAAGATATCCAGCACGGGAAAGCCGCTCACGATCAGCGGCGGTACTCTGGACGTGAAATCGTTTGGCTCCATCGTCTCGAACTGGAGCGTCACGATAGCCGCGTCGTCAGCCTGACGCTGCACCCGTTGTTGCGAGATCAACTGACACCGCTTGGTCATGTAGACGCTCGACCCGCGCGGCCAAAAACGAAACAGACCGGTGGTAAGCGTGATGGTGTTGGAAGTTACTTCCGCTACCGTATGCGCCTCAAATATGAAAGGTGACTTGCCGAGTAGCAGGACCACCGATCCCTCCACGACCTCGGTGTAGAGCGTGTTGCATTCCAGAACAACGTCGTCAACCAGACCCTCTTTGGTCAACGGCATGTTCTCCCACCACAACGGATAGGTCCAGCGACCCGCCGCCGGTCCCGCCATGTAGGAGTCGAACAGGCGACGATCCTGGCCGATCAAAACATACTTCGCCTCGATCACACGACGCGGCGAATTGCGTAACCGTCGCCGCTGTTCGTAGGCCATCTGCGAGGACAGTACGTCCGTCTTCCACTCGATGGTTTCTCGCACCGGAGTAGACCAGTCTGGCTTTATCGTCCATTCGCTGGCCCGCGCCTGTACGGGTAGCGGAAGCACCGGAGGCGGTTCATATTCACCGACAAAGGTGGCGGTGAGGCAGTCGTCCATGGTCAGCGGCGGCGCTTCCGGCGTGAATATCCAGGGTGGTCCGGTGCCGTTGTTGATCCTGAAGTCGCCCGCGTCGGTGGAATTATCGTGAACCCGGAAGAATGCGGTCGGCAATATGCGCTCGCCGTCGATGTTGATATGTCCGTCCGCTGGCAGCGGTACGGCACTACGGTCGGCCTTAATGAAATTGCGCCTGACCGCTACGTCATCGAGTTCCAGGTACCGGTCGAACACGATGATCGGACCTTGACCGGCATTGGAACTGCCGGTCATCCTGATCTGCCACTCCATGATGGAGTTATTCAGGATCGACCCTCTGCCGCCGATGGCCAGCCCGCCGCCGCTGGCAACCATGGTGGAGACATGCACCGGTACGTCGTTCGCGTACATCTTGACCCGACAGGTCACGAAGTTGAACGACATGATGAGATTGAACATCGACGCGGTGTAGTTGTAGCCGTCACCCGGCGTGATATTCATAATCGGATTTTCGTCTTTCCGATCTGAATTGCTGAACCCAACGGCGATGTAGAGCGGGCTGGTCTGTCCTATGCCCTGCACCAGTGCCGTGTTCGTAGCCTGATCGAAGAACGAGGCTTGCATGAACGCCGTGACGGACTGCGGTATGTAGCCCGGTGGGTTCAAGGCGTCGGCGGTCCTCCCGTACATCTCGCAAGTGAACCCGCCGACGCACACCCAGGTAGAGATCGTAAAGCCTTCCAACGACTGACGCATCCCCGCGCCGGGTGTTGGACATGACAACACGCGGTTGTAGAACGTAGCAGTCTGATGGACCTTGACTGCTTTCGGGAGATACGGCGCGACCATCAAGAGGCTCCTATGATGCTACGCACGGTAGACGGGTTGTTCTTCAAGTGCGTCAGCACGACCTTCTCCCCATGCGCCCCCGCCAGCGCCTTGCTCAAATCGGCGGGGTCCATGACCAACACGTTCTTGATGTTCGTTCCACCGGAAGTAACTTCCGTGGAACCGCCGTTCATCAGGTTGTTCCGATGACGCGGATCGGTCATCGGCAAAACCTCTTCGCCGCGTTTCAGTATAGTCGCAACCTCGTCGCCCGCCAACCCGCCGTTGTGCATACGCGGTGCGCCAAGGAATACCAGCGGACTGATGCCCGAGCGCGTCATGCCGGTGGACCCGACGATACCGCCACCGTGGGCTGCGGCGAAGGCCAGCTTGATGAGTGCGAGAATTTGCTCCTTGATGATGATCTCGGCAATGCCCTTCAGCACGTCAGCCGCGAACTTGGCGAACGCCATGCCGACATCCTTCAGCGCATCGCCCCAGCTTTCCGTACCGGCGATCACCTTGCCGATGGACTCGGCTATGCTATTCAGACCGTTGACGGCGGCATTCGCGATGACGCCTGAAACCGCATCCTGAAACTTCTTCTGTTCTTTGGTCAGTCCGGTCGCGGCAGCGGTGGTTTCCTCGATCTTGGCCTTCATCAGATCGTAAGTTTCGGGCGCTATCTTACCGAGGCTTTTCTGAATTTCTAGTTGCTGCAACAGCACTTCGTTGAGCGCAAGTACCTGCGGTTTGATATCCGCGTACGATTTCTCGATCCGCTGGTTCGCTTCGGCCTGTGAGATAGCCCCCTGCGTGACCAATTCCTGATTGGCTCTTTCTATCTCGGCGCGTGTCTTCAAGAGGTCGTCGCGTCGAGCCGCAGCATCCTTATCCGCCGTCAACCCCGCACCGGTAGACGTGGGATCTATCTTGGCATTGCGCTGTACTTGCTCCTGAATGGCCGGGGTCTGCGGCTGACGCGCGAGGTCGGCATTGGACCGCTCTATGGCTTCCTTGATCTTGGGCGCGAACAGCCCTGTGATTTCGGCCAGCTTGCGGTACATCTCGACAACGGTGATCGCACCGTTCCTGAAGTCCTCCTGTATTTTTTTGATGGCTTCGTCGCGAGCCTTGACGATGGTGTCAACGATGGCCCGGTCGGCTTCGATGGTTGCTTTCTCACGCGCTTCGTCGCGGGCCTTCAGCAGTGCGTCGCGTGCGCCTTCAAGCGACCGCTTGGCGACCTCGGTAGCACCCTGACGGATTTGGATTTCAAGCGCGGCAAGCTGTTCGTCATAGGCCCGATCCACTACGCGCCTTTGGGCGGCGGGATCGGTCTTGTTCGATTTGTCCACCGCATCCTGGGCGGACTTCAGGATCGACAGCGCCGCCTTGTTGGCGTCCTCGATCTCCTTCAGCCGCAGTTGTTCAAGCTGCTTGGCGAAGGCGTCGATCTTCGCGTTGAACTCTTTCTCAAGTTCCGGACCCGGCTCCTTTCCGCCGAGCGAGTCGATGAGTTTCTTGCGCTCGTCGGTGTAGAACTGTGTCAGCCGTTCCTGATCGGCTTTGATGCGTTCGTCACCGCGTAGCTGCGCGTTGACCCGCTGGATGCGCTCGCGGATAAGGTCTTCGAGAACCTTGCGCTGCCTGATCGCGTCCTGATTGGACATGCCGGGTTGCGTGAAGATACCCGCATCGGTGCCCTGGTTTGGCGCGAGGAAGTTGGAGACGTATTGCGCCGTCTCGCCTGGAAGTGACTTCCGACCGGCCAGCACGCCGCGCAGCCCGGTGCCAGCCGCTTCCGATCCCGGTCCCATGTTGTACGCGGCGGCACCCAACGCCTCGCTACCGAACGTCTGGGCCTGTTTCTTGAAATAGAGCGCACCGGCCAGTGCGTTGAACTCCGGCGTGTCGATACTGACCTTCTTACCGAGCGTGGTCGCCAGTTGATCGAACAACCCTTGGAACTCGCGCACGATCTCATCGAACGTACCTGGCATGACCTGAAACGGCCCGCGCGCTCCCGCCGCACTGGTGTTGAACGACAGATCGGCGTTGCGTGAGGCTTCGAGCCGGTAAAGCGCGGACAGCGTGTTCTCGCTGACCTTGGTCACAGCCGAGACGGCTGAGATGATGGTCTGTATGTCGGCGGGAACCCCACGGCTTACCCGACTGTCGGGAGACGGAAGGTTGGCGAACTGCGGAGGTAACGGCCCGCCGCCCGCTGGCATGGACCCGCCGGGTGATCCAGCACCACCGGGAGTGAGGCCGGCACCCGGTACCGGTTGCGCCAAATTATATTTGGCGATGCGGGCCTCGTCCAGCTTCTCGCGTAGCGTGACCGCTTCCTCGGTCAACAGTTTGAGCGTCGCGTCACTTTCCGGCGTACCTTGCGCGCGAAGCTGCTTGATGAGCGCCTGTACCCGCTCCAACTGACCAGTAAGCGCGGCGATACGCGCATCCAATTGTTTCGTCTGCTGTTCGCGATTGTCCCCGAAGATGTACCGCAGATCGGCGGCGATCTCTCGGGCCAGCGCCGCGACACCACGCAGCGAAGCCGCTATCGCATTGAACAACCCGACACTGGCGATGGCGTCGAGGAAGTCGTGCCACGCCTTGGTCAGTTCGCGCATGGACTCCGTGAACGGATCAATGCCTTCCCTGGTAGCGTTGCCGAGTGCGTTCGTCAGCGACCGCATCGCGATGGCGCGGCCTTCGATACCGTTCCCGAACTTGAACGAGTCTTCGATGGCCTTGGCTTCAGCGTCGTGCAGGAAGTTGTACTGCTCGTTCAGCTTCATAATGCTATCGAGCGTACCGGTCGCGATGACGGTGATCTGCTTGAAGGCGTCCTTGAACTCTATGCCGGTCACGTCCGCGAGGTCACGCGCGGCCTTGCCGAAGCGCAGCATGGCGTCGGGGTTCAAGCCCTCGCGAACGAACGTCTTGACGACATCCTTCGCGTCAGCGAACGCGACGCCCATTGCTTCAAGGTCACGGGCGACCTTGAGCAACGCCGAACCCGAGTACGCAGCCCCGTCCGCCATCAACGCCAACTGGTGGTTGAACTCGCGTTGGGTGTCGATGCCTTCCTTCAGGCGCAACAGCGAAGCCGCGATGGCCAGGATCACGGCAATGGCTGGCCCACCGATGAGTACCAGCCGCCCCAGCGCCGCAGCCGACAGATCGAAGATTTGGAATATCTGACCGGCCTGTGACTCGAATGTCCGCAGAAGCCCCTGCCCCAAGGACAACTGCGTGATAACGTCGTTGACCTGAAACTGTAGGTTCTGGAACTGGTAGGACGACAGCCCGAATATCTTGCCGCTGGACTGCTGCACCGAGTTCTGTACCGCGGCGAGCCGGGTCGATGCCGCTACCAGTTTGTTCGTTTCATTGGTCAGGTCTGCCGTGTCGATCCGACGCTTCGTCAACTGCGCGTTAATGGCCGCGTGCGCGGTGGCCTGTTTCTGCAATTCAGCGAAAGTGGAAGCCGCCTTGCTTTCAGCCGCTTGCAGTTCGTTCAGGCTGGCCGTGCCGCCCTTAACAGCCGCAGCCAGCCGCTTGACTTCGGCTTCCGCCTTTACGAACTCGGCGTTGGCTTTGATGAGAGAGTCATTCTGTTTGGTGAATTGGTCGATCAGCGAAGCGTCGGATGCGATTTGGTGTTGGATGGCAAACAGTTCGTCCATCGTCTTGTTGTAAGTCTGCGCCGTGAGCCGACCCTTGCCGAGAGATGCGGTCAGCTTGTCGGTCGCAGCCGTCACGTCGTCAATCGGCGCGCGACCTCGACCGGGACCGGCGACATCCATCACCTGACTTGTCGCCGTGACGGGCGGTGGAGCCATTCTGATAGTGCTGAGAGCCGCTGTCCGTCGTAGAATATCATCAACGCTGGCGTCGAGATTGGCCTTCTCATGCGCCATGACCGTCTGGCGTTCCGCCGACGTGGACACGGCGACCGCCGTCAGTTCACGCATCGCGGTCGTGACGTTGTGCGCGGCGACACCGATTTTATTTAGCGCCGCCTCTTCCCTGGTGAACGCTTCGATCTCTTCCCGAGCCTTGGAAGCAAGTCCGGTGCCTTCCTCCACCGATCCGAGGCGGCGTCGAGCCGCGTTAATTCTGGAAGTAACTTCCGCGACCTCTTCCGGCGTGGACGCCCGTGCAGCCTGACCTTCAAGCGCCTTGATCTCTGTCGCCAGATCGTGGAACGCGGTGAGCGCGGCCCGAGCAGCTTCCTTCTGTTTCTGGAACGAGTCTATAATTTTAGACTGACGAACAATTTCTTGTGAGATCGCGTCGAGGCGTTTCAACTCATCCGCGTAGTGCGTGACCGCTCCGGTCCCGGCAGTAACCGCCGCCGTGACCGCCGCAATCTCCGATTGCAAACCGCCTAAAGTGCCCCCGCCCGCTGCGGCCCCTGGAGCCGTCCCCAGAGCCGTGCGGACGCTCTCCGCTAGTGGGGTAGCGGGCGGGGTCACAGGAGCGCCTACAGCCCCCGCCTGGGTCGCCGCGTGGGCCATCCCTTCGCGGACCCGCGCCAGAGCCGCCGCAGCCGATGCCGCGAAGGCTTCGACGCCAAGGCGGGCCTTCTCGGCTTCCGCCGCTTCCTCGGCCCATACCGCCGCCACGCCCTCGCGCAGACGCGCCTGTGTGGCCTGGAACTCATCGGCGTCTTTCTTGCGCTGCTTGGCCAGCGCCTCTTGCGCGGCCAGCGCGGCCTTGTGGTCGTCGCGCATAGCCGCTGTCTCGGCATTGCGTACCGCCTGGATCAGATCGGCGCGCTCTTTCTCGGCCCGCCCTTCCGCCTTGGCGGCGGCTTCCGCGTCAGCTACCCGCTTCTTGTCGGCGGCTTCCTGTAGCGCCATCTCCTGCGCGATGGCATCTTCACGAGCCTTCGTCTCCATCTGGATGAAGCCGACGTTAGCCCTGCGTAATGTTCTAGCTTTGTTCTCTTCCTCTTGGAGCGCCGCCACCCGCCGCTTGTCGGCGGCTTCCTGCAAGGTCGCCTCGACCTGTGCCGCCCGCTCCCGTTCCTGGGCTTCCATACGCGCGAAGCCCGCGTTAGCCTGGGCGATCATGCGCGCCTTGTTCTGCGCGGCCTCGGCATCGGTCGTGCGCTTCTTGTCGGCGGCTTCCTGCACCTTCGCGGCTTCCACCGCGTCAGCCGCCTGTTGTTTCGCGCCGAGATCGGTCAGACCGGCGTTGACGCGGGCCATCGTGCGCTGTTTGTTCTCTTCGTCCTTCGCCCCCGCCGCAATCGCGGCTTCGGCCTCGGCCCGCAGACCGGCGTTGGTCTTGGCTATCGCCTGAAGTAACTTCTCACGATCCGCGATCCGTTGGGCGTTGGCTTCCTTCTCGGCACGGGCGACCTTCAGGGTGGCGATCAGGGTGTCGTTGACCGCGTTGCCGGCCAGGAGGGCATCGCTCGCCATGTCGCGGAACAGCGTGATCTGCTGGTGCGTCTGATCCAGCTTATCGACGGCGATCTGCATCCGCTCCATTTCGGCGGCGGCTTTCTCGAACGCCCTCGACGCGGTGTTGGCCTGAGCCTCCGACCGCTGCAACGCCTTTTCCAGCGAACCCAGTTGGCGCTCCTGGGCCTTGGTAGGCTCGGCGGGCATCTGTTGCGCGAAGGTGTCACGGGCCTGACGTGCCGTGGCGACCGCTTGCTGCTTCGCCGCAAGCGTCTCCTGCTTGTCTTGATACGAGTTCAGAGCGACACGAGCGCGCAACAGATCCTTGGCCGCGTTCTCAACGTCGCGGAGCGCCTTCGCGTACTCGCCCAGCGTGGTGTCGCCGGTCTTGGCGGCATCACGCTGCTGGTCGAGTACGGTCGTGAGTTGTTTGACCCGCTGTAGAACCTGATCGAGCGGCTGGAGAGCCTTATCGACTTGTGCCCGAAGAACAATGTCGGTGGTGCGTTCAGTCGCCATTCAACTTCTCCAACAGTTCTCGCAGTTCCTTACCGCCCCACACCGCCTGACTAATCGTCGCTTTCATTATGACGGCTTCAGAGGTCATAATGGAGTTCAGGCGTTCCCTGGTAAATCTTACCTCATTCCAGAGATAGGCGATAGGATACTGTGTAGCGCCGACGTGGCCTTCGGAAAGCAGTAAGCCGATGCACTCGCGGAGACTACGATACCACGAGACTATTGCATCCTTGGCATCGAACTTGCCTGCACTTCGACCGATGCTTGCCGTTGAGAAGCTACTGCTATCTTTACCATTTCCAGAAACGCCAAAGGGCCACCGACATCCTCGAATGTGAGGCTGACGATATCGCCGAGTATCTTCAGTTGCAGCGGAGCCGGAAGTAACTTCGCCTTCTCAACTTCGTCCGGTTCGTCGCATCCGAGAGCCAGCATCTTGCCCGCCGTGTTGGGAGCCTTGACGACGAGGCTGAACAGCAGGGAGTTGATGTCCAGATCGTCTGGAAGTAACTTCCCGCTGGGGGAGGCCCCCTGAAACACCATAGTCAGTTCCGGCAAATGGTTCCGCACCAGTTGCGAGATGTCCTCGAAATTCAAACCGCGTACGGTAGCGAGTACCTTGCCGTTGAAGTCCTTAACGTCGCGCTTCTGCACGACGTAATCAGCGAGAGCCATTGTGTCCTCCTGTCTGATACCAAGAGGGCGGAACCTCGCGGCCCCGCCCCCAACGTGAAGTCCCTGAGACGGTTTATTATGTGACGACGATAGCCGCCGAAGTCGCCAATGCCGTACCGGTCGTGGCACCAGCGTAGAGTTTCGCGGTGTAGCTTCCATCGGTCGCGACGATGATCGGGCCGACCGATCCTGATGCACCGGTCGCCCGGAAGACCGCACCGTAGTTCGACGTGCCGTTGTGCAACTGGATGTTGCCAGACGTGCCGCCGGTCAGAGTGTAGTTGACGTAGAAGGCCACGAAATTGGTCGCCGTAGCAGGAGCCGCCACGGTGCCGCCGGTCGCCGGAGTACCGCCGCTGCCGCCGCCGCTGGCATCTCCGATTACCGCAACGTCGTCCATGGTCAGCAGAGGCGTGTCGTCGTCGGCTGCGCTCGTGCCTGGGTCTGGCGTGTAGAGATAGACGCGCTCGGTGGCGCTGTCGCGCTTCAGAGCCTCGATGGTGAACGACATAACCTGCCACGTATCGCCCTTCAGAGCGAAGGTGCCGTTGGGGGTCATGTTGGTGTACGGGAACCAGTAGTTGACGTTCTCGCCCTCGGCGTTGTCGGCCTCGAAGAACAACGCGCCGAAGATGGTATCGGCCCTACCGATCACCGCGATGGTGCCGAGATCACCCGGCGCGTCGGGCGGCATGTCACCGGTATCGGTGCCGCCGAACCACAGCGCCAGATTGGCCATCATAATGTTATCGACTTCCAGGGTGATCGTCATGTCCTGCGTCAACACGACAGAACGATCCTTCACCTTCAGTCCACCTTCCGCGCTGAAGTGATCCAGCTTGGTGTTGGACTGCGCCAGCGCGAACGATGGCGTCGCGCCAAGGTACCCCTTCGTTCCACCAGTCGTGGTGCCTTTGGGGTACGGTTGGAAGAATACTTTGCCGCGACCCAGAACAAGATTGTCGGCCATGTCTATCACCTTTCACGTTAGAGAATTGTTCTCAGACTGCCCAAGGGTCCGCGACATTGTGAGTATAGTGGATAATCAGCGGGAGGTATAGGGCTTCGGTTCCCGCCGTTTGTGGAGTAGCTGCCCGCACCACACCGGGGCCGATACGCGCACGATCAATGATCCGACCGAGCCTGTAGTCATCACTCTCCGGGTCCATGATCCGTGCAAGCCGGTGTTCGATAGCCCCCTTCAAGCCATAGAGTTCGTCAGTCGGGTTGGCCTGAACTGTCTTCGTCCATCCCTGCACCTGAAGTTCCCATTCTTCAAGACGCCTCAGTCTTTCTGCCCCTCCTTCTATCGGTGCGGTATCGGGCCGCGGAAATTCGACAATCGAGACGAACGGTGTGGCTTCCTGCGCCCCGAACACCAGCTTGCCGCGAAAGACCTTGCCGACCAGATCGAAATCATACCCGTTGGCCGGGGTGACGCCTTCAAGCAACGCCGTAAGGCGTTTCAGGATGATGAATTGCTTGGTGTCGCCCCCGAGTGCCATCAGCCTAGTCCACTAAGACGGGCGAACTGCCGATTGAACTCTTCCGCGATGTCGGAAGTTACTTCCTCGGCGATCTGATCGCCCACGTCGGTCAAGACCTGATCCACCGAAGGGCCATACAAGAGGTAGACGTTGGGGAACAGGCGCACCGGGTTGAACCGCTGGACGCCATGAACCTTCTCACCGGGCTTCAGCCGAATGGCGAGGCCGATGTTAGAATTGCGGAGGTTGACCAAGAAGCCTTGCGGGATACGCTGTGGGGAGCCACGTTTGACGATGACGTTCAGACCCCGGTTCGCGACTGCTTGCCGTCCGACCGGTGTCCCCGGCTGGGTGAACCGTGCCAGGGAGGTTGGCCGATCCCGGCCCACGATACGGGCTTCCAGTTTATAGGGCGTGGCGGCTTGCTTGAACTGCACGCGGGTATCCAGATAGCCCTCGGGGAAATTGATCTGCGCCATGATGTTGCGCTTCGCGGCCTTCAAGGCGGGACCACGCGCCGTCTCGTTGAGCGCGATGCTCATCGCGGTACGTGCGACCTGGGGGAATTTCTCGAACAGGTGTTCGAGGTCTTCCACCTGACTGCTGTCGATGTCCACGCTCATTCCGACACCACTTCCATCGTTCCCGCGCCGCCCATCATGGTAGCGTCAGCCACCACTACAGAACTGAATGACGCCACGGACCACTTCTCATCTATCGGCCCGTCATAGTCGTCACGAGCGTCCAGTTCAATCGCCATGTCCTGACCGGAACCAATGTAGTTGGCAAAGACAACCCGATCCCCACGAACAGGACGAAGCAACGACAGAGCCAGTTCTTCCCGATTGAACACCACGCGAAAGACGCCTTCAAGTACGATCGAATAGCCTTGGGACTCCATATCGCCGCCGACCATCTGTTTACCGTGGAGGCGAGCCGTCACCGGAAACGACCCTTCCCCCGTGGTCAGAGTGCATGGAACCGCGAAGTTGGCATGAACCGTCCTTCGCGTTCTGGCTTTGATATCGAGGAAACTCACAGATCGTCGTCCATGTTGGTACGACGAACGCCAGGACGACGCGCCGCTTGTGCGTTGGCACGCTGGGCCTGGGCCTCACGCTGCCGCTGCTGCGGCGTCATGCGCTGTGGCGATCTGGCAGGAGCAATCTCTTCCTCTTCCAGCGTCACCACACCCTCGTCCTCGACCTCTTCGTCGTCCTCGGAAGTTACTTCCACCGGCTCCGGTTCTTTGGCCTTGACCGTCTCGTTGATCGGCTTCCGCAAACTCTCCGGATTTTCAGCACGAGCTTGTCTGGCTTCTTCGTCGGTGAACTCAAACAGCTCGCCAATTGGTGGGAAGACGGTTTGCGAACGACTACCCACCTTTCGACTGACACCGATAGAAGTCATCGGGATTAAACGGGGCATTGACGAAACTCCATGCGGTAAGACGCGATGCTATCGCGTCTCCCGGTTAACTCAAACCACCTTCAGACGGAACGTGTTGTTCGGACGGATAGGCACCATGAGCGGAGCCGATTGGGTCATGGAGTAGGTGACACTCGGATCTTCCTCGTCCCACACCTTCGGGAACATCGAAAGCGGCTGAAGCTGCGCCCGACGATCCATGATCGCGCCGTAACAAGCAACGCCATTGATCGCGCCGCCGACACCCACGACGTACGACGGATCGAGATAGTTGATCCCCATGCCAGCCGCGTTGCCGTCCGTGCCGTCGCTCTCGTAGTAGTTCGAATACGTCCAGAGTTCCAGCCGCCCGGTGTTCGCACCGGAGATAAAGCCCTGGTAGTTGTAGGGCGAGCCATCGCTGATGTTCGGAGCGTTGAACACGGACTCGCCGCCGCGACGCAGGACGTTGAGCAACGTCTGAACGTCGGGGTGGTCTTCCTGCACGAACGCTGTCCAGGCGTCGATACCAAAGATCAGCGTGTTAACCGGAGCGCGAGACAGCTTGAAGGCGAGAGTACGCTTGGCCTGAATGTCGGCCATTGGTGTAGCGGTCGATGCCGTCCAGAGCGCGGCCCCGGTCAGCGTCGTGGTGAGCGCCGGATCACGCCCGAAGTCCACCGTGGTCGTCGGATAGTCTTCACCGGACACCGTGACCTTGCCGTCCACGATGGCCTTGCACGCCATCCAGTCCCACCGGTTTTCGATCATGGCACGTTCGCGCCGCAGATTGTCGGCCATGATGAGGTCGAACTTCTGCTGAAGCGACATGCCGCCACCGACCATGGTGGACATTTCACCGGCACGACGGGGGATCGTACGAGCCGGGTCAATGACGTGCTTCGGCTTGACGTAAGCAGGACGGAACGACCGGGTGGTGAAGCCCTTCGCCGCGATCACTCGACCTTGCACGTTCGGAGCAACGAACGGCGCGAGCCGGTATTCGTTGTTGTCGATCTCATCGAACATGATCTTCTCGGTCGTGAAGTTGATCGACCGGGGGAAGAATTTCATCCAGAACTGATTGAGTTCCGGTGCGTTCTCCGGACTGAAGAGAACGTCGAGCAGTGTGACTGCGGAGTAAAGCCCGATATCTCCCGCCGCAACGCGAGGGACGAAAGAGGCGGGCGCGAACAGCTTGTTACGCATTGTGTGTTTCCCTTGATAAACGGCCCGTCGCCCAAGAGCAAACGGCGGTTACGGAAGTGACTTCCGGACTTACGGAATAGTCATACGGGCTGACGTACCGAGCAGCTTATCAATGTGGATCGGCGTCCGGTCGAACACACGGCGGGCCTGTGCCAATGTGGTGATCGAAGAGGGCCAAGAGATGGCTTTCCAGTTGAACGAACCACCAACGAAGTACGGGATGTTATCCCCGGCGACAGCCGGTTGCGCCGAGATGCCGATGGCCATATTCTCGGACTCGTAGCTGCCGCCCGCGAGCGTGGTCGCAGCACCCGCGAACGAGAACCCGGTACCCACTTCCGAAAGAGTGATGGCGTTGCCATCCGGTCCAGGCGTCAACGCGACGAACGTCACGGTCGGACCAGCCACGCCAGCGACGACGTTGGTCGCACGCATCGCGACCTCATCGGGAACCGCATTAACCATCGTGACGAGGTTGGTGGCGGTAGCGGTCGGCGTGGCACCAATTGTCACCTGATGCGAGTTCGCCGAAGCAGCGACCAGCGTGAACGTGATACCGTTGAGGACAATGGTATCAGCGGCGGTCCCGACACCAGAGAAGGTGCCTTGGATGGTGGCGGCACCAGTAACATCGGACCATGCCACGATCTGGTCGCTCTCGTTACGGGCAACGGGAACGAACTGACCGATAGGAGCAGCACCGACGACACCTTGGCTCGTGACGATATCAGACTCACCGGCATACAGTTCGAACGGTACAAAAGCGCCTTCGTCAGTGACGCCCCCGGCCAGGAGATTAGGGTACGGCATTAAAGCGATCCTTCTGTTAGAGGCGTATTAGTGGGCGGTCTTCGCTTCGCGCTTCGGACCATGCTGCAACATCAGGATGGACTTGGCGCGCTTGCGATCCTTGGCTTCATCGGACTCGTCCTCGCCATCGCTTTCGCCTTCACTCATGCCGAGTTCCGGCTGTTTGCCCTTGTCCATGGCTTTCTGGAAGTGGTTCTCGTCCTTCGGGTCCACGACCGCAGCCGCGACAGCTTTCGGAGATGCCGCCAGGATACCGCCCGCCGTCTCCACGTCGAGGTCGGTGTTCATCGCCAGATGCGCGGCAAGCGTCTCACGGCCAGCCGCCTCGGCGTGACCCTGGATACCTTTCACGCGCTGACGTTCCGCCGTACGCGCGGCAAGAGCGGCGGTATTCGCAGCGGCTTCGATTGCAGCGGCGGAAGTTACTTCCGTATCGGCTGCGGCGGCGGGCTTGAGAGCCATGTTTTCCTCGCTTTCAGGTTGATCGTCATCAGTAGCAACAGCGGCGGTATAAGACGCCACCGCCTCGGACGGATTGCTAACGGCATCCACCAGCCCGAGAGCCAGTGCGTCTTGCGCGCCATAGGCCCGCGCCTCAGTCTCACGCACGTCTTCGTCGCTGATGGATCGTCCGCGTGCGACCTTGGCGACGAAGGTGTCGTACGCGGCATCTACCTCGGCCTGAAGATCGGCCTTTACCTCATCGCTCAACGGCTCAAACATATTGCCGTCAACCTTGTGTTCCCCGGCGTGGATGAAGGTGACTTTCACCCCGAAGTCTTCCAGCGCCTTCGACACGTCTACGTGCATCATCACGACACCGACACTGCCCGCGCCGCCCGAAGGCGTAATCGCGATATGATCGGCTTGCGATGCGAGCATATATGCCGCCGAATAACAGTTGGCGTCAACTACCGCCACCGAGGGCTTACCCCCCTGGGCAGCATTCAATCCGTAAATCAGATCGGCTGTTTCCTCACAGCCAGCTACCGTGCCGCCATTGCTGTTCACATCGTAGATGATCGTCTTCACGTCGGGATCGGCACTAGCCGCGAGCGCCTGTTTACGGATGAAGTTGTAGCCGGTGACGAACCCGTACGAACCGGAAAACCGATTGATTAACAAACCGTGGACGGGGATGATGGCGTTACCTTCCGCGAAAACGAAAGGCTTAGTACCGCTTTCCTCGTAGCCATAAGACGAGGCAAGCACAGTCCGCCTCTCGGCGTCCTTGGCGATCTCTTCAGCTTCAACCAGGGCGGCGAGGTCGCGCAAATCGTCCAGCATCAAACTGGAAGTAACTTCCGATCCGATGGACACGCCTTGGTTCACGTACGCCGGTGCCACCAAGGCCGGATGACCGACCAGTTGGTTAAGCGCGACACGGGCTTGATATTTACTCATTCGGTTTCTCCTAGTCGTGAATGACGAAACCGAAGAGACGCCAGCCCAAAAGGAACAACAGGATGAAGATCAGCCAGCCGTGATAGACCGGCCAGTACTGCTGACCCCCCGGTGTCCGTCCCCACCCCCAGAACACAACCCATATGACCATCAACACCCAGAACAGCAGACCGATGCTCATCTCCAACCTCCAAACAGAACGAGGATAAGCACGACCAGCAAGACCAGACCAACACCCCCGCCGAGGTAATGTGTGTTTCCCCAACCGGCTCGCGGCCCGTAGTAGTACCCACCGCCAAGCCCGCCGAAGAGCAGAAGTACGACAAGCAGAATGATGATGAGGTTCATCTCACGCGCCTAGCGCAGATGTACCCCTTGCCGTTCAGCGCACCGGCCCCGCCGAGTGTCACCTGACCAACGAGGTAGAGCGTGATGGGCGTGGCGGAATTAGAACGACATTGACCGGTCATAAGCATCTGACGCTGGCCTGATGTGAGGGCGTTGGTCGTAATCATGTTCAGGATGCCGACGCCGGTCATCAGATCGGCGTCACTCGGCAAGGCGTTTGGAGTAACGCTGATCGACGCCGCGACCATGTTCGGGCTGACACCCGCCGCTGGCCGGAAATCAATGGCACCCCAAATTTCCCAATCACCCGCCGTCAAGGCGATGGAACTGATCGACGCGGCGACATTCGTGACCATGGCGACACCCGTGGTGTTGCTCATCACGATGTACTCACCGATATCACCAGCGGCAGCACTACTACCGTCCACAACCCCTTTCCTCGGGAGACGTGAGTTGTCCACGGGGTGTACGTGATCCCCTCGTGACCAATTCGTCTCGATCCCCGTGGCCGCGGTACCGGCCACCTTCGGCACGGTCGAGGACGGTAGCGGCACGGTCGTAGACAACGCGTACGGTTGTAGCGTAGCCGTCCAATCAGTGATGTCGGTGTGCGTCAGCGTGACAGCACCCGGTCTACCGGCCACCGATTGCACCGGAGCCGCCGCAGCCGCACCGGCATGGTCTACATATCCCGCCGGATTACTGGCGGCATAACGCGAGGTATCAGTTGGATGTACATGATCCCCCGGCGACCACATATCGCTCGTGCCTACCGAAGCGACGCCATCCATCAACGGCACTGTTTCCGAGGCCAACGGCATGTCGGCGTAGAGGACTTCAAGAACTTCTTGAACATCATCCATGCCAGCAATCGCCGGAGTCACGGCGGTCGTGGACGCGGTGGAAGCCGTCGCCCCAACGTCGAGCCGCTGCCAGACGGCACCATCGCACACGATCCAATCGTGCATCACGTAGTCGTCTGTTGGGATATTCGAACCGGCTGGCGGCTGACCCGCCACCACGACGATGACGTAAAACCCGATGTAGTCCGGTGAAGCTGTTGGCAGCGGTCCAGGGCTTGGCGTGATGCCGGACCCGGAAGTAAACTTCACGTTGTCAGCCACCACATCGACCTGACCAACAAACCGAAGGTTCTGCGCCAGCGAAGAGATTTGCTCTTGCAACGCGCTGTTCTGAGTATCCACGTACTCTCTCATCGTATCCAACATGGCCGTGTTGGGTGGATGAACGTGGTCAGCCCGCGCCCAGGTTTTACTGGTTCCGATATCAACCTCGCCATTCATGCGAGGTTCCGTGTCGGCGGGCTGTGGCAAGTTTACTTTGTACGAACCGGTATCTGCCAGCTTGGCGGCTGGCACAAAAAACGTGTCGTCTGGTTCGATAACTGTGTCAGCAGCGAGTATCGAAATATTAGGCATTCGGAGTGCCCCCTTCCGGCCATGTCACGGGACTGCCGTTTTCCCACTCCCAATTACCGGATTGATTTTCCAACCCGAGTAGATTTGCCGAGCCGGGATTGATCGCCGTGATCTGGGCCGGGGATAAAGTCAATCCACCATTAAGCACCGGGATGCGAGCGTGAGACGGGAGCGAGCCGAGAGCATTGGCCCGACAGCTTACGCCGCCATATTCCAACGGAACCCAAATGTCGTCGTCCGCGTCAAAAGTATCACGGAGCGCGATGCTCATGCCGGAATGGAGCAGCGGGAGACGGGTGTTGAGAGGATCATACATCGGAAGTTACTTCCAAAAACGAGGTCATGCCGCTGCGGCTTCGGTGGGCTTGGAACCGGCATCCGCCTCTGGGTCCGCCGCCGTTGCCGAAGCGCCGGTTGGCTTCGTCGTCGTCATGTCGAACGTCAGACCGTATTTGTCCATTAGCGCCCGTTCACGCGCGCATTGCTCGAAGAGTTCACGCCAGTCGATACCAAGGCGAGCACCTTCAAGCGCATAGGTGGAGATACCCATGGCGATCCGCAGACCAGCCGCTTGCGTCTCCCGCAGTTCATCGACCTGTCCAGACCCAGACCCGATCCACTGACAGCGGGTGAACGCCTCTTTAGCCATCCCATTATCTCGGTAGAAAACATCGCGCTTCTGGCCGCGAGGCAACGGTACGTTGCCGTTGGACATCTCTTCTTCCAGTACCAGAGCGTAGAGGTCACACGCGAACCGATCCGCGACATGCTTCTTGCGCGAGGCCATGAACTTCTGCGAGACACCCATCGCGGCCTTGCCGCTGGAATAATTGGTCTTGCTGAAGTCTCGTGAGAACTCTTCGTACGACAGCCCGAGCGATGCCGCCGTATGACGCAACAGACTCTCTTCGAAAGACGTGCCTATCCCGCCCGTAGTCTTGGCGGGCTGCATATTGAGTTTGGTTCCGGGGAAAAGGTGGGGGATCATCGCGCCGTCGATGCGAATGTTGTTCGCGGCGTCGAGGTACTCGCCCAAGGCTCCCATGTAGGAGCGATACATGCCGAGCATACCGGCGTTCGTGTCACCACCGGCCTGTCCGAGCGCCGCAGCAACCATGTCGTTCGGTAATTCCGACTCGATGGCGGCAGCATAAGTCGCGTTGATGACCGCGTTCTGCAAAGTGACCTCTGCGAACTTCTTGGTCATCCGCATGTTCTTCAACGTGGCAACCATGTCGGATATGCCACGGGTCTGATCCATCATCCCCTGTTCGATGATGTGGATGACCTGTTTGCGACCCCACGGCTTCTCGGCGGGAACCCGTCGCCACGTCGCCGAAAACGCACCGCTGAAATGGTCAAACTGATCGCCCATGCGGAAATGATAGGCGAGAGCCTGACCATTGGCATCACGCTCAACACCGCGTCTCATAAAGCGGTCGTCCGACATACCGTTGGGGTTGCACAGTCTGTCGCTACTGACCATCTGAAACGCGGTGTTGATGGGCCGGTTAGGTTTGCGAAGCCACTCGACCGAGCCGATGACCTCGCCGGTAATCAGGAACACACCTATCGCCAGCCGCACGAGGCCGGTCAAGGTGTTGACGCCTTGAGCGTCCAGCCAACATTTCTCGCTGTCGGCAAGCATACTGAAACGGGCTTCGACGATCTGTTGAAATTCATCAGCCCAGGTTTCATCGAAGCCTTTGGAATAGGCCGACAGGAACCGCCAGTGCGGTGTGGCGTTCAACCGGTATTGCGCTCCGACGATGCCGTCCTTGTGCAACGCCACCGCGCCGTAAGCCATGCCGCTGTTGCGGACGGTATCGCGACCTCTGGCATCCGCCATCGGTTTCGCGTTGTTGATGACCTGATCCGGTGAACCCATCGACGGCGACCACAGCGCCGTCTCACGGCTGAACTTATCCGCGCCTTCAAGCGCCCCGCTGTCGAGGATGATGGCGGATGCGTTCGCCATTAGTAGAAATATTTCATGGGACGAGGACCGGGCGGCAACGCGATTGACGTGTAGGTGGGGCAGAGTTTCTGCAAAGCGTAGATCATGTTCAGCAGACCGGCCCGGTTGGCGGATGAATATTCGATCTGTTCGCCATTCTGATCGCGGACCATACGCACGGCTCCGCCCGTGTTCAATTCGAACCAGGCTTTATCCGCATCGCGCAGTAGTTGGCAGGGATCAAAGTCAGGCATCCGGACGGCCCCCATGAGAAAGGCACAATAGCCGAAGTGTAATTGGAATGCAATACGGTCCTCGGAAGTAACTTCCGCTACCCCATTCGTCTGGCCAAATCCGCGAAACTCAGTTCCGGTTCATCCCGCGACGCGGGCTTGAAACGCGGTATTATGCCCGCGCTAATCAGGTCGTTGTTGTCCCACGGTGCCGCCCATCCAGGCGGACGGGTCCAGTCGATACCTTCGACACGGATCAACGGACTGACGCAGACACCCATGGCGTAATAGGCCAAATCCCACGCTTCGTTCCGGCGGTTCTGTGGGTTCTGCCAACCTTTGTCGGTGCGGGTTTCCACGCACATCTCGCTGTACCACGCATCCGGCAACCACCGACCGAAACGCAACATCCCCTTGCCTGGGATCATGCACTCGACACGACCTCGCAGAGCGTCCTTCAGGATGTTGGAATTGAGGAACATCACCGGCACGTCTCCGCGCGCAGCCGCCAGCTTATCCCGCCGGTTGCTGTCGGGGAAGTGGATGTGCGCCCGAGGCCGGGTGGGCAAAGGATCGCCCTTCAGAAGATGGAACCGGGCCGCGTCGCCATTGCTACGCAACAGCCGGTAGAAATTGTAGCCATTCGTGGTGACGCCTTCTCGACCGCCACTGTCACAGCCGGTCATACGGATCGCCATGCGGCGACCGGTCCCGTCCGACAGCGCGTAGGTCCGATCCATAACCTCCGTCTTGATCTCGTTCCAATCCTCCAGATACGACGACGGTTTGACCCAAAAGGCTTCGCCCTGGCCGTCCATCCGATGGCTCTTTCGGATCTGAAACCGGTCGAGAATTATCATGTCGAACGGCTCACCCGGCAGAATGCCGTGGACCTGAACCGAGAACAGGTTATTCTGCACGTCCACGGTCGCCACGAGAAACCGCACGTCGGGCGGCACCAGCGGCTCGGGGATGATGTCGCCGACAACCCTGACGTTCCAGATGCGGTCGATGCGCTGTTCGGAAGTTACTTCCGCGAGCGGGAACATCTCGGCTCTCGCCATTAGGTTCTCTGGAAGCAACGAACTCTCTTCCGACTTGGGCAAGAACGGCATACCCAAATCGGTGTTGTAGAATTTCTTTAGCGAGTCTTCACTGCCAGTTTTCTCGTAGTCCCCTAAAGCGTTCAAGTACGCGCTGACGAGGTTCGTCCACGTCGTAAAGTTCGCGGCCACTCCGTTGAGCCAGAATGATGCCGTCGATGATCTCATGGATTGGCCGCAGACCTTGCCGGTCTTCGGATCGAGGGCTTCGCCGTCCTTCAGCCAGATGCCCCACTCCTGCATGACCGACCGGCTGTTCTGCTCGATGCGGCAACCGTTGACCGGGCAGACGAGGCGCGCAGTCTCCGCAGACGCAAGTGGGCTGTACTTCACGTCCCATTCCAGTTGCTCCCATTTTCCTTCGAAGTAACTTCCGCAATGCGGGCACGGCCAGTACCAGCGACGGCGATCCCCACGGTTGTAGAGCGCCAGGATACCCTTGCACGGCGGGGCTTCATGGGGAGTGTTGGCGATCCATCGCGGGTCTTCCACCGCACGCGAGGGCGACGACTCCGCGACCGTCATGGCGAACGACCCGAAGGTGGTGGTTCGCTTGCTGCCGAGGTCGAACGGCGAGCCATCGCCCCCGATGTCGTCTGGCATCCGGTCGTAATCGGTCAACGCGATCCGGCCCACCGGTCGGCCCGCGAACTCGGTCACGGAAGGATGGCCGAGGTTCAGCAACATGCCGTTGGTGTACTGCTTGTCATAGACGTTATCGTACGACGCCGACTTGAGGCGCATCGCGCCGAGGGCGGGGGAATACCGGTGCATACGATCCACGCGCCGCATGGAGAAGTCGCGCGACGCGGATTGAGTCGGGGAGTAGATAATCATATCCATCCCGTCAACCTTGATCGAGTATGCCAGCCAGTTGAGGATCAGACCTTGCGTCTTCGCACTCTGCGCGGGGCCGACGAACACGGTCGCGGAGATCGTGCGGCTCTGCAAGACATCCATAGGCTCGACCATATAGGGAGCCATGTCATTGCGATACGGCCCGATGTACGAGCCGGGGTTGTTGAGGTAGACGTACTTCTCAGCCGCTTCGGAAATCTTGATCCGCTCGGGCGGTCGGAGTAGTTCCGACAGCCCGAGAAGGATATCCTCTACGGTGTCAAAATTCGTCGTCTCCCTCTTCAGGGGGGCCGAGTCCTCCCCAGGGGTCATAACCTGACCCACTATCTCCATTATCGGCTGCACTTTCTTTCGGTGCAAACGCTTTCCCCTGGGAGACTGGTCGGAGTTCACTGAGACGGACAACTAGCTTCTCCCGAACATCGTTGAGGGCAGTGTGCATCAGGGTTTCAATGATGTGCCGCTGCTTCAGTGACAGATCGGTTTCACGACCTACCGCATCCGCCGATAGCATCAGCGACAGGCGCAGCGTCTTGAATACCTCACCGCAGAGATCAACTATCGCGGCGGTATCCCACAGTTCACCAACGGACTGAAGATATTTCAGCCGTTGGTTCTGCCCATACCAGAACTCTTTCGACAGCATCTTGGGCAAATCGGTGTGGTGCGTGGCCAAGACGCGGCGCACCAGATCGGTCATGCTGTCGTCCATCTTGACGAGCCGAGGCGCTACGTCCCGCACTCGCCACACATCGAGGTTGCCTCGCTTAGAGCGCGGCGGGATATCCCCGATCCGGCTGCGGACCTCCTTCCGGTCTATCCCGAAGAGGGCGGCAAGATCAGTGACCGTGCCGCCCATCACCAGCAGTTCATTGTCGGTCGGTGGCATTGGAAGTTACTTCCATTTCCCTCTGAGATCGCGGATGTATTTCTTCACCGCATCCTGGGCGTCATCCTTTCCGCGCAGGACCGGTACGACAGTAGCGTCAACAGTATCCCTGGCGACCAGATGGTAGACACGGACGATCTTCTTCTGCCCTGGTCGATCAAGGCGTTTGTTCATCTGCAAATAATCATCCAAAGGCATCGGATTGTCAAACCATATCAGGATATGGCCGGGACCGTGCTGCATGTTCAGGCCATGACCGGCGCTACGCGGATGCACCAAGAGCATCTTGATCTTGCCCTCGTTCCACGGCTTCACACACCGCCCCTCGCGATCCATCTTGATCGCCTTGGGGAAAGCCTTCTGCAACCGCTCCAGCGAAGACCGGTGCCAGTACGCCACCAACAGCGGCGACCCCTGCGACTCAGCGACCAACTCCTTCAGTTCCTCGATCTTGTGATCGTGGATGTGATGCCACACCCCGGTTTCGTCGTAGACCGCGCCGCTCGCCATCTGAAGTAACTTCCCGGCCAGCGACCCGCCGCTCTTGGCTTCGATCTCGGCTTCGGGCAGATCGAGGATCATGGTTCGTTCAAACTCTTCGTACAGCCCGAGTTCATCCGGTTCAAGCAGGATGGGTCGCTCGATGACGATGGCCTTGTCCCGCTTCAGGAAGTCCTCTTCCCGCATGACGATGCAGAGGTCTTTGATCTTGTTCGCGACCTGAAGCGCCGCGCCGTCGCGAGGTATCCAACGGTGTTGCCAGGGCTGGTGGATCATGTAGTTCTCGCGGAACGCGGTCAGGCTCCTGCCGAAGCGTTCACCCCGGTCCAGAAGGTAAATCTGCGCGAAGTAGTTCTCGATCCCTTCGGGCGCGGGTACCCCGCTCAACAGGTGCATCCGCGTCATAAACGCCCGCACCTTGTTCAGCGCCTTCCATCGGGCGGCGTTCTTGTCGGCGAAGTTTTTGCTCTCGTCCACGATCACCGTGTCGTACGGCCAGTTCTTGCCGTGGAACTTCACCAGCCAATCGACGGCTTCCCGGTTGATGATGTGGATCATGGTTGGTTGTGAGGCCAGTTCCCGCCGCTGCAATTCGATATGAGCGGTCTTGGCCTTACCGGATGCGTGGTTGGCTGCGAGTGGGTTGGCCTTGCGCGCTTGCGATTGAGCGTCTAGCAGACCGGGGTGGCGTTCGTTGGCGCGGATGAGGGTGTAGGTCATCCACCATGTATGCGACCACTCCTTGAGTTCGAGCGGCCATGTCTGCACGGCTACACGTAGCGGAGCGATAATCAGAACCTTGTTGATCTGTCCTCTCGTGAACAGGCGTTGCAGGACAGTCAGGATCGCGACAGTTTTCCCGAGGCCCATGTCCATGAACGCCGCGCTGAACGGGTTATCCATGAGGAAAGGGATCGCGAGTTTACTCTGATATTCGTGGAGATCGTTCGAACAGCGTCGCGCAAAGGAGCGCCGCTGAACCAGTGTTTGGTGGAAGTTACTTCCTGGCATTGGGGGAAACCTTTCATCTCAGTATCCTTTCTGTTCCAGTATCCAGAGCGAGGCGAAGATTTCATCGCCGTCTTCGGATTTTCGCAGTTGGCTGATCGGGAACCACACCCGCTTAATGAGGATCGCCTTGTCAGTCCACTGCTCGATCCGCCCTTCGAAGCCTGGGATATCGGAGTACAAATCCGCATCCCCAGGGTCTAGGGTTTCGATCTGCTCCACGAGGTCGGGAATGGTGAATATGTCCCTAGACATCTGACAGCTCCACTAGGTCAAGGATCAGTCGGGCATCGTCCAAGTTGTCGGCCCAGTACACCTCGAAACCAAAATCATCGACGAGTTCTCGATGACGTTTCGATTGCTGGCGTGTCGGCTCTTCGCCGGGAGCCTTGAACTCAATGAGCACAGTTCGACCGCCCCGACCGAATATACGATCAGGCGCACCACGAGTTCCGATGAAGGACAGTTTGAATGTCCTCCATCCGGCTCGTATGGCCTCTTTACAGGTGGCCTTTTCGATACGTTCTTCCGGGCGCACCGGATTTTTTCCTCGCGGACAAGTTATCGTCCGCCGCGATACACAGGGCTTTCTCCAATTCGTAAGGCAAAGCGTGTCCCGGCTTCGGAAGGTTCAAAGCCTTCGCCATGGATTTGCATTGCTTGAACGCATTCGATACTGCCGTAAGCGCATCGGGAGCGTCCTCGTAAGAATTGAATATCGTCTCGGTCGCTCCATTGGCCGTACGGCGTTGGAACGTGGCTCGAAAAACCGGTCGGGCTTTGCCGCCATACTGACAAAGCGCCACCAGAAACCAGTCGATCTTATTCGCCTCTTTGGTTATTTCGTCAATGGTTGCCACTTGGCTCTCCGTTTTTGGAAGTTACTTCTCGCGGATCGGCCCCCCGTCCGTCAGGAACAGCGGGAGGTCCAGTTGTCGGCTCTTCATGTTGAAGGTTCGCTTGACGGCTTCGTCGAGATTTATCCCGCAACAATCCGCCAACCGATCCACGTAGTATAACACCCAATGGATACCTGTGACAAGTCTTGCCTCGAAACGAACATTGTCACGAGGAAGGCTCAAATGACCAACCATCGTGCCCGCGTGAAAGAACGCGCCGACCATGAGTTGGTTCAAACTCTGTCCCGGCGGGACGTTCTTCTTCGTGAACAGCCGTAGCTGGGCGAAGTCGTATTTGTAGGTTTCGAACCCCAACTGCATCGCCATCAGGTCGAGGTAGATGATCGTGTCGGAGAACTCTCGGGCCAGCGGATCGTGCATCTCTTCCACGGTGAAATCGCCCCGACGGATTTTCTTCAGGATGTTGGACGCCTCCCCGAGTTCCCCCAGGATCGCGACCATCCAATCCTCCGAGTTCCAATCCGCGCCACTGTGCGCCGTCTCGCCTTTGGCATTCTTGAACAGCGGGCACCTTTCTCGGTTGGCCTCGCGAAGTGCCGCGAACGATAGTCCGGTAGAGATACCCGCGTCGATCATAACCTGTCCCTTTCCTTGGAGAAGACGAACCAATAGCTGTGAAACTTCCTGGCGTGTCTCTGACGGAGCGCAGGATTGTAGGCGGGACCGGTTTCCCGATAACGGATCATCAGATCCTTGGCGTAGAAGCCTCGCGCGAGCGCCCACTGCCAGACGTGACAGTGCGTCAACACGGTGTCGCTATCGGTGTAATCCTGACACTTGAACGCGACGATCCCCTCATAGCGCAACACCCGATAGAACTCATCCAGCGCCAGCTTGTAGGTCCGCTCCAGGTCTTCCCAGGTCGCGAACATGGTAAACCGCTTGCCCGCCGCGTTCTTGGCGGCAGCGGTGCCGTGCGGGTTGAACATGAACGGGGGATCGAACACGATGCTATCGACCGACGCGGCCTCGACCGGCAGTTCCGTGACACAGGCTTTCTCCGTGTCGAAGTCCTGCGGGTCGATATCGAAGCGACGGATAGGCTGGGGGACCGCCCCAGACTTATAGAACGATCCCCGCGAATAGCACACGTCGAGATCGAACGGGAACCCGCCGTTGTGCAACGACAAAATCCCGTTGATGATCTCGCTTTCGTTTCTGTTGATGGATTTGATGATGGACATGGAAGTTACTTCCGATATTCTTCCGGCGGTTCCGCTACCCGATCCACATACGCGGAACCGTGCATGTCGGACAGAAAAGTTATCTTGGCGACCTCGCGGAAGACTTCCCCGATGTCTTCCGCCTCGATGTACTCCCTGCGCGTCCGCTGAAGAGAGTTTGCCTCACACCAATCAACACGCCACCACATCGGTCAGTCCTTCCGATAGATTGTGTGAGAGTAACCGGCCGCATCCAAAGGCAAGCCGGTCGCCCACGCGATCTCGCCTATCATGCACTCGCGCAGCCGATCCACCGTGAAGTAGTCGTCGTCTATCCGCTGGTGACAGATGATCTCGTCGTGAACCGACCCGACGATGTTGAACCCGACCTCGTGCGCTCGCCGGATACCGATGGCCAGGATTTCACGCGCCGTTGCCTGGGTGACATTCTCGGCTTGCTTGCCGGGACTGCTGTAGACCCTGCCCCACTGGTGGGAGAACTGGTTCTTGCCCATGTAGGACAGCACTTCTCGCGTAAACACGGTTGGTTCCCCGGTGATCCTGTCCTTCCCTTCGAACTCTTTGGTCACGATCCTCGGACGGTAGTAGTACATCTTCCGACCGCTGGGCAGACGGACGGTCAGGTACGGCCCGTCCAGTTCGAACCGTAGCTTGCCGTTGACCGTCACCGGTCGCTTGTCGAGCGCCGACCGTGCGGCATAGTCAAGATGGTCCCACAGTAGCGGTATCTCCGAGTAGGTATCGCGGAACAGCCTGACGTGCTGGGCCGCTTCCGTCTCGGTGATATTGACGCCCATGTTCTCGGCATAGCCCCACAGTCCGGTACGCTTGCCGTCCTTCATCCTGCCGCCGCCTAGCTGATAGGCGCAACCAAGCACGGCGGGCTTGCAGATGTTCCGCTCCGCACTGGTGATGTCCTCATACCGCTTCTTGTAGAGTTCGACCCCGAAATCTCGATAGGGGTCGCGGTTGTTCGCGAACACATCCAACAGGCGCGTACAGCCGGCGAGCCACGCGATGACCGCGCTCTCGATTGCCTTCAGGTCGCAAACCCGGAGTTCGTAGCCGGGGTGGGCCTGAAAACTGGACCGCACCGATCCCGCCAGTGCGATCATCGGCTCGCTGAGGTACATTTGAAGGTCGGAGTACGTGCCGTTCTCGATGATATCGGCGGCTATCGTCAGACGTGACCAATCGCCGTTCTCGTCGGCTTCCAGTATCTTCGGGGTCTTGGTCAGGTTATGCGGCTGCGGCCCACGACCGGCCCAGCGTAGCGTCCTGGCCGCGCCGCCGTATTGCAGCGTGTGGCGTAGGTGATCGTCCGATGACAGGCGACGCAGGATGGCCGGGAACTTCTTCACGCTGGTCTGGCTGATGAACCGCCGGATACGCAACGCCTGTCGGGCCTCGGCTTCCAGCATCGGTTCCAGTTTGTCGAGGTTCAGAACCTTCGTGACCGTGGCCTTTTGCAGATCGGCGAACGGATAGCCCCGCTGCTGAAGCCACGGAAGTAACTTCCCGGTCGAGTTAGGATTGGTCAGTTGGGTCAGATCGAGCATTTCCCAGAACAGTTCTTCCTTCCGGGTATCCGACTTGATCTGGGCCTGTTCCACGAACTTACGGTTGACCGGAAGCCCGATGTCGTTAATCCGCTGGTCGATCTCGTACATCACCCATTCGTCTTCGGGGATGTCGAACCGGATCAGTTTCTCCTGTATCTCTTCCTCGGCTACCACGTCCTGAATGTTATACTCGCAAAACTCTTCCCACTCGAATGGGTTCGTGTCGCTGGTCCTGCGCGCAAGAGGTCGGTTCTTGCTGACCTTCTGCGGGCCGCAGAACAGACGGATCAGTTGTTGGCCGGTCTTGTTCTTCAGCTTCGTGCCGTCGAGGCCCATCGCGACACCGACCTGCAACAGATCCCCGGTGAACGATTGCATGTTGGCGAGCGCCATCGTGCAACGCCAGCCCTCGTAGGGTGTCGGGATGTGGAGGACGTTCTTGGTGATGACCCGTTCAAAGGCCGCGTTGAAGGCCCACTTCTCGACCGTGGGATCGAGCAAGGCGTCTTCTAGTTCATTGGGGAACAGGTCAGAGGTCAGATCGACATGCTTAACCGGATTGGCTTTACCTCCCAGACGATAGGCGACCATGAGGGCTTCGGTTGACGGATGGGTGCTGTATTCCCAAACGCCGACGCTCCGAGGCCCAACAAGTTCGGCCTCGGAGTACGTCTCATAGTCGAGGGACAGGCAGACGACAGGTTTCGCCCGTCGTCTTCCTGCGGCGGATTGCACGTAGGCGTGCCCACCATCCAACGGCGACATGACGGAAGTAACTTCCTACAGTTCGTCGTCGGAACCGAAGCCGCCGTCGTCGGATAGGGTGTCGCTGTCGTCGATATCCAGGCTGTCGTCGATATCGTCTTCGTCCAGGCGATGCGCGTTGCCGAAGGGCGTGCCTTTACCCTGCCACTGCACCGCAAGCAACTCAGAGTTGGCACGGATGCCATAGGCGTTGTCCTGCGGCCATGGCCGGATCAAGACCGTGGCAAAGCACCCGCCGTAGATCATCTTCTGTGCCTGTTCAGCGGTCAGCCGCACCGGCTTGCCGGTTTCGACATCACGCTGCGCTCCGCGTATCTGCGGCTGGTTTGGGGACCGGGCATTAACGATCCAATGACCCGCGTATTCCGGGTTATTGGGGAACAGGCTCTCCCCGTCCTCGTCCTTCGCGTCACCGTTCTTGATGAACTTCTTCAAGGTCTGGTACTTGAACGCCTTGCCGCCTTTACCCTTGCCCTTCGCGGTCATCTGCTTCTCAAGACCCTTGACCGCATCGACGCACGCTTCCATGGCGGCACGGTGCGTCTCCTTCGGCAACATCGCGGACACGCTGTAGGAAGACGTTTCCTCGCCTGTCCGTTCGTTGACGTTCTTCTGCGCCTTGCCCACCCACGGGTAGGACAGCCGCACCTTGTCGAGACGGATCGAGCCGTCACTGTAGACCACGCACACCCCATCGACCTTCTTCAAGACCGAACGGGCCGCTTTCTTCGTCATGGTTTCCGACATTTGAACCTCCATTACGGATTTACGATTTACACTTCGTCCTCAGTAGCGTCCTCGAACGCTTCGTCCGCCGCGATACGCACGTCAACCGATCTGGACCTCACGGGGACTAATTTGATCTTGCCCAGATTTTCTTTCACAAGGCCCATCTCCGGCTCCCCATCATCCGGGTTTTCACCACCGTAGAACAAGCCTTGTATTTCTTTCGGCTTCATACCCGTAATTCGCAATGCATCTCTGGCCTTGCTCGGGGAAGTAACTTCCGTGACGAATATCTTATCTTCCGGAACGCCACACTCTGCCAGTGTCAGCGCGGCACTGTCTGGATCAAACCACTCCAGGGTCTTCCGACCATTACCGGGCTTGAAGAACACGAGGTCTTCGCCCGCCAAGGCCCGCCGTAGCAACTCGGCTTCGATCTGGTCGAAGAACTTCATCACGAGCGCCTTCTGGCGGAAACGCCACACCATCAACGCCGTCTCTACGTCGTGTGAGAACCGAGGCGTGATCTCCGACATATCGCCTCCCTCCTTTGGTCTGTTCGCATGTTCATCCAGTTCTTCCGCCGTGTATTCTGGAAGTGACTTCCCGCTGATGACATCCTCATCGTCAAACGTGTCATCCGCGAGGTCTTCCAGCAGCTTCGACCGAGCGGGACAGGCCACATCCGCACACCACTGGCACGCCTTCTGGCTTGGCGACCGGGGTGCATTCTCCTGCCACGCGGCGTCAGCGGCGATCCTCACGCGCTCCCCGAAGGCCAGGAGGTATGCGCTGTCGCACTCCCACGTCCGGAAGCTGTCCAGGCGTGGCTGACAGATGCGGATGATGATCTTCTCGAACTTGTAGAACCAGTTCCACTCCAGATAGACGCCCAACGCATACAGGAGCGCCTGACTGTTCTCGTCCACGTCAACACGCAGCATACCCATCTTCAGATCCGTGATGATGAGCGTGCCAGGAGTGGTGGCGGTAGGGTATATGCAGACGAAATGGTCGGCGGTACCGCCCTGATTGGGGATCGGCATGTATTCGGAGTAGTCAACGCGATGCTCGATGAAGACATCGCCTAGTAATTCGACCTCTTCACACCAGTCGATATACCGCCTGATGTGCATCAGCATCGTGTCATCGACCTCGACAGTAAAGCCGCGCTCTTCGATGACCCTGCCGAGATACTTGTCTGGGACCGTCTCGGCTACCGTCTTACCCGACTCGCGTATGACCAACAGCCATTCCGCCGCTATCGCGTGCCCGACCGTCCCATAGGCCGCATCGTACCCAGCCATATCGCCCTTCTTGGCGTTGGCCAGCAAGAACCCCTTGCAATTCAGCCAACCCGCTGAAGATGAGGGCGAAAACAGCGAATGTCCAGCACGATCAAGTCCATATTCGCGGATCAGGCGGTTGATTTGTTCGGTGCGGGTTTCCGGCGTGGTTTTTTGTTGTTTTGCCACGAAGTTACTTCCTTCTGGTGGAGCACGGGGGCCACTAACGCGGCCCCCGCTCCCGTGACTTACAGGTCGTCCTCTTCCGCGACCTCTTCCTCCTCGGCGTCTTCCGGTTCCATGATCGCCGCACAGGCCGCGAGGACCGCCGCGAAGCGTGGCGGCTTGATACCCGGCATCTCGGTCGCGTTGCCCTCTTCCTTGACGATCTTCATCGCCGCTGGGCGACCGTGAGCATCCTTAACGGCCATGAGTGCCGCCTTGACCATTTCCATCGTCGGCTTGTCGGCGGACGGGGTTGCCTTCTTCGCGGGAGCCGCCGCCGCAGCCGCAGCGGTGGCGACCGCCGCGATCTTGGCGACCGCATCTTTTCCCGCCGTCGGCTTACCGCCCAACGCCTCGGTATTGGCGTTGAGAGCAGCGATGAGCGAACGCAATAAATCTTCGAGCATTGGTCTTTCCTTTTTGCTGCGGATATTTGCTCACAATTTGACTCGTGGGCAGTTGAAAGTATATGCTTCACGGTTCCGAATTGTCAAATCGGACTAAATTTAGTCCAGCCTGAACTGGACCGAACCCAGCGTCGAAACATCCAATAGGTGAACCCATGCTAGCGACAGTGAACGACCGCCTATTGCTGCGCTTCGCTATCAGCGAGGGCAAGTCCCAACGCTACGTCAAAAATATGGTTTGGACATGGCTGGAATTTCGTGAGCGAGCCAAGCTGTCCGATGCCGACCCTCTCACGTTAGCAGAATTTACCAGCAAGTCGAAAGACTGGCAAGCCCTCCGCAAAAACAACGGCTACTTTGTCGGCGCGCAGTTCAAGGGCGGTATCCGCCACAAGATCAACGCCCGACCAAGACAACTACTCACCTTCGATATCGACCAGGGCAGTAATGCCCTGATAAACGACCTTCGCGACGGCACCAGCGGGGTCGGGGCGTGTGAATACCTCGCCTATTCCACCCGCACGCACGGGAAAGGAGCCGTCAAACTCCGGCTGGTGATCCCCCTGCCGAAGTTACTTCCAGAGGATCGGTTCAATCCTCTGTCGCGCATACTCGCGGAAGCCATTGATCCCGACATGCGTATGGTCGATCCCGTCTCCTTCAAGCCCTCCCAATACATGTACTGGCCGTCCCATTGCGCGGATATCGAGCCGGTATTCATCCACCATCAAGGCCCGATGCTCGACGTAGATCGCATCCTCTCGAATTGGGCCTCGGCGTGGGGTGACTGGTCTGATTTCCGTAACCTGCCGCGCTCTGAGCGCGAGCAGGACCGCCTACGCGCGGACGTAGCGCGCAGCGCGGACCCTCTGACCAAGCGTGGTCACGTCGGGGCTTTCTGTAATCTTTGGGACATTCATCAGGCCATAATTGAGTTCGATCTGCCCTACGTGCCGGGTGAGATGGGGCCTAATGGCATACCGGCCCGCTATACCTATACCAAAGGCACCGGCTCGAACGGTATGGTCGTCTATGACGGCGGGCATAAAGCCCACTCCCACCACTCGTCCGACCCTCTATCGGACCAGAACTTCAACTCGTGGGACATGACCATGACCCACCTGTTCGGCCATCTGAACGGGACACGCGAGATCGGTGACGATCCACGCAAGATGCCCGCCTTCAAGGCCATGGTCGAGATGCTTCGCGAGAACGAAGAGTTCATGCGGGTGTTGCGCGATAGCCATTACGGGCTTTCACAAGCCGATATCGACGACAGCTTCGATGTCACTGACGAAGAGGCTGGCGTGGAAGTTACTTCCGTGGAGGATGACGACGACCTGTCCGATCCTCGCGGCTGGATGGACGGCCTCGACCTGAACGCCGACGGGATTATCAAGAATACCATCGCCAACATCATCCTGATCCTCCGGAACGGTCGCAGCTTCGCCGGTCGGTTCGGCCACAACGAGTTCTCCCACATGGACTGCCTCGTCAAGCCGCTCCGCTCGAAGTCACTTCGCATAAATCACCGCATTCCACGCGGTCAGACCGAACTAATGATCGAAGCCATACATTTCGGGGCAATCCGACAGATATTGAGCGCACCGCGCGGCCCGAAAAAGACCGGATGGGGTCTTCAGGTCGCCCAACGTGACGTTCGCGAAGCCGTTTCTATCGTTTGCGGTGAAAACAAGTTTCATCCGGTACGAGATTACCTCGATAGCCTCACCTGGGATGGAGTATCGCGCATTGATACCGTCTGGATACAAGGCTGTCATACCCAGGATACGTCCTATTACCGACAGACCTCGCGAAACACCATGCTAGCCGCTGTCGCGCGCATCTATGAGCCGGGGGTGAAGTTCGATTTCATGCCGGTTCTGGTCGGCCCACAGGGCTTGCGTAAGTCCACTTTCGTAATGATCTGGGGATCGGCTCGCTGGTCGGGTGAAACCGAAGGTCATTTTGATGACAAAAAGAGGTTCGTCGAGGCCACTTTGGGCTTTTGGTTCGTGGAAAACAGCGAAATGACGCACTTTCGCCGCGCACAGGACGATGAGGCGATCAAGGCCATGCTGTCGGGGACCGTGGATACCGTTCGCCTGTCGTATCGGCCAGATCCCCAGCGCATACCGCGCCAGTTCATTATGATCGGCACGACCAACGACACCAACTTCCTGCGCGGCAAGCACCGTCGCATCTGGCCGATCCAGTGCGGCGAGCAGCAGATCGACGTGGATTGGCTGGCCGAGCATCGCGATCAACTCTTCGCCGAAGCCGTGGCCGAATACCGCCGCCTCGCACGCGAGAGCAACACCGGCCTCCTGCCGCTGCACCTGACCGACGCGGCAGAGACGGAACACACGACCACTCAGGCTCGACACCTGATCGAGAACGCCGCCGAGGCCGACGCGGGCACGGTACAGACGTGGCTTGATGCACCCGTGCCGGTCGCCTGTTCCAAATCCGGCTGGACCGATGCCGAGGACGCCGATGCGAAATTCGAGGACGACGACAACCTTGTACTCCGCACCTACACCTGCGCCAAAGAACTCTGGGAACGCGCTCTAGGCCGCGATCCGACCAAGTACGACCAGCGCGCCGCGCAGCACATCGGCGCGGTTATGCGGTTTTTGGAGCCGGATTGGCGTGCCGGGGACCGTGCAACATGCGGGAAATACGGTCGTCAACGTGCCTATTTTCGCACCGGGACCGGAGAACTTTGACCCGCCGGGCTTTTGGACCGAGTGGCACAGGTACAGGTCCGGACAGGGGGTCCATTAGTAAACAGGAAAAGTAGTACGAAAAACCTGAAACCAACTTGACCTAATTGCAACTCTCAAATATTAAGCTAAATACCCTGTACCACCTGTACCACTTTTTGAAAGATGTAGATGTACACTGGATTTTTGGTGGAACAGGGGGGTGGTACAGGGTAGTGGTACAGGTACAGGTCGGAAGTTACTTCCAAAACCGCAAAAACCGCAAAAACGCTAAAAACGTCGAAAAATGGTGTTTTTGAGGGTTGAAACACTATTTGTATGCCAAGAAGTGACTTCCGTGACAAGACCGAAACGTCTTAGACCGGGGTAAGTCACCTTGGCAACGAATTATAAAAGGCGGCTCTGCGCCCT